CTAACATTAATAATACCATTATAGTATTCATCTGTTTCAAGCACACGCCTATCAAACTGTTCTCTTGCCTCTATGTAGGACATTTCGCCCCTACCTTTACATAGGTATAATATTTCTCTTGTAAACTTGTCTTCGCCTAGTTGTGCAACATCTGCGTTTAGTCTATCACTGGATCCCCAGTAATCACGCCAGTCGCTTTCTTTAGTGCCGCGTCTTTTATTTTTCTTGCCTTTGAGTGGTGGCTTAGTAGTTTTAAATTTTGCTAGTTTTTTGCCTATGTATTTTTGGCCTGTAGTGGTATTGGTAATAAGATAAACAAAGCCTTCGTACTCATCTGGTATTTCATCTATTGTTTTTCCGTCATAAGTCCACTGCATGAACTTACTTACCTATGCCTATTATTTGTCTGCCTCTATTTTGGTTTTGAACTTGTTATTAATCTCATCCATACGTAATTTACTCAATTTACGTATTTCTCTGAGCCATTTCCGGCTTGCTCTGTGGGTTCTGTACGATACACGGTTTTCAAAAGTTTCATTTGCTTTGAAATACTCCATATATGCTTTTGTTAATAGATCGTGCGTATCATCCATGTTTTGCTATACCTATGATTCTCTCAATTAAACTACCAAATCCTACTTGTCTTTGCATTGTTAGTAATTCTCTTATACCTAATGGTTTAAAACTGTCTAAAGTTAAGTGTGCTATTGAACTTTTGTGTTCTCCGTTCACTAGATCAACAATAACTTTAGCAGTTCCTTTTGTAATCCAAGCATCACCGTCGTGTTTGTATTCTACAGTACCGTCTTTGTTCTGTTTTCCAGTCACCCATAAATTACTTGCACATCCTCTTATTTTATTTTCTTCAATTTTGTCCTTTTCATTCAAAGGTTCAACTTCTCTTGCTAGATCAACCAAGTACTGTAGCCTATCATGTCCTTGTAACATAGCAAGTTCATCACCACGTGCTTTGATTTTATCTAAAATCATTAATCTACAATCTCTATGTCATTTTCATAACTAGTAAAGCCATTTTCTTTTACAACTTTCATTAAATGATTAACTCTACCAATTAATTCGTCTTTGTGTGAGATAAGGAAAACATTTTTATGTCGTTCTCTACCCATCTTTTTAAGAACTGCTAATGCTCCTTCAACTCCTGCTGTGTCCATACCACTATCAATCAACTCATCAATAAACAACAAGTTGATGTTTTGATATAAACTTTCCCAAACATCTCTAAATGCAAAACTCATGCCAAGGATAAGTCTGTTGCGTTCACCCCTTGACAAGTTATCAAAGTCTAAGTCTTGACCTAGTTGTGTAATTTCAACATTTAAGTCATTCATAAACACAACTTGATGTGGCAATCCTAGTTTATCTAAGTAATATGTAAGTCTGTTGTTTAAGTATGCTAAGTTTTGATCGATAATCTTTTTACGAATAAAACTATCCTTGTTAGTTAATAGTTTTAACAAGAACTCTTGATGGTCTTTAAAATTTGTTAGGTCATTAATAGCAGACCAATCAACTTCTTGCATAGCAGTATTGTTTAATTCATCAATTTGTTGTTGATAAGGATCAATTTCTGCTTTTTTATTTTCAAGTGCTGTCTTAAGACTATCAACGTTTTGTCTATGCTCGTATGCTTCTTTTGCTGTTTCGTAATATGTTGTAGGTTTGCCATTGATATCACCAATATCTTCAAGTCCTTTTGTAACATCATCTACTTTTTTAGCAATCTCTGATCGATAGTCAATTGCTTCATCTAGTTCTTTTTCTTTACGTGCTTCGAGTTCTGCTTTTTTATCTGCATGTAGTTCCTGTCCGCAAGTATAACATGTAGCATCTTCAAGATTTGTAATATCTTTAGTTGCTTTCTCTACAGACTTCTCTGCACGTACTAATGCTGGTTCCAAAGTACTAAGTTCTTTTTTAAGAGCCAAAATAGCATTGTTGTGTTCATTCCAATTTTGTAATTTTTCGTGTGCATCTAATTCAACATTAACATCTAAGTGTTCTAATTCATCAATTGCACTAGTTAATTTGTCTACGTCTTGTTGCTTTTTAGAAAGCCAAGCACGTTGAGTACCCTGCAAGTTTGTAATAGTATCTTCAATTTTACTATTTGAACTTTGTATTGCTTCAATCTTTAACGTTTCTTGTGTAATAGTATCTTTAGTTTGACGTACTTGATCTTTTAGTGCATCGGCTTTTTCGCTAAGGATAGTAATACCTAATAACTGTTCAATAATAGCACGTTGATCGTTTTGTCTCATACTTAGAAACGGTTCGGTATAGGTATTTAGAGCAACAACGTGTTTGAACATATCATGACTCATACCTAACAATGTGTTTATTGCTTCTTGAGTTTTGCGACTGTCACCTTGCGACTCGTCTACCTGCTCTTGTTCTTGATTATTAATGTAAAACTTTAGTACATTAGGCGAACGACCACGTTCAATACGATAGTCAATTCCATCCTTTTCAAAATCAAGAGAAACCAACATACCTTTGCTGTTGGTCTTATTAATTAAGTTATTGCGTTTGATGTTTGTTAACGCTACGCCATACAATGCATAACTTAGAGCATTAATGATAGTAGTTTTACCTGTACCATTTCTTGATCCGTTATCATCGCCACCTTGATCTAAGTTTTCACCTAGTACAAGTGTTAATTGTTCTTTGTTAAAGTCAACAGCCTGAGTTTGGTTGCCCACACTCATAAAGTTTTTTACGGTTAGGTCTTTAATACGTATCATAGTTCGTTATAGATGTCCAATAGCATTTTCTTGTTAAAGTTATCTGAGTCGATTACAGTAATTTCTTTAGATACAATTTCGTCAACACTTTCAAATGTTGAAATATCTAAGTCTGTACTAATTTCTTCGACTTGTTTTTGCGGGATTAATGTAATCTCTCTACAACCGTGTTGTGAGATATACGTTTCTTTAATAAATTGTGCTTCTTCATAACTAATTGGAACATCAATAGTAACACGTAGATACATATTACTTTTAATAATGTCTTGATTAGGGTCAAGAAGTTTGCTAAGTGTGGTTGTTCTGTACTTAGGACAATCTTCCCAGTTTAGGTATTCAGGCTCTTTGTTGTTTTCTCTGTCAAGTATCATCATTCCTCTTGCATCATCCCATGCATCTGCATAGTTGTGAGGAAATGCATTACCTAAGTAATGTACTTTGCCTTGTTTTTGTCGTTTATGAAAATGACCACTAAACACATATTCTTGGTGTTCAAAGTGTTCTGCTCGTAGTTCTCCATGATCTGGCATCTGTACCATTGCATTCATGTAAAAACTTGGAAGTTCAAAATGACCAAACATGTATTTGCTTTTAATGTCTTTAATTTTACGCCATTCGTCGCCTACTAACCAAGGAATCAGTGCAACATCTTCTTCTTGATATATTTCGTCAATGAATGTAATACCCGGAATGTATGTAGCAAACGCAGTTGAGTTTACATCACGCTTATCTTTGTAATATAAATCATGGTTACCGTCAAAAAAGTAAAACTTTTCAAATGAACTACCTAATTTCTCCATACAACGTATTGTTGCATCCATGGTTGTAAGATTAAGACTGTTTCTATTATGATGCCAGTCGCCACAAAAAATTCCTGTTTCGCATCCATTGGCTTTTGCTTGTGCAATATACCAATCTATGAAACGTTCACAATCATCGTTATGTACTTTACTATTGCCTTTTAAGCCAAGATGAATATCAGTAAAGACTGCCGCTTTCTTAAACAAATTAAAATCCTTATTTTATACTGTTAAATTATATACTAAAAATGTACATGTGTCAACCACAATTTAATTATTTTTTAGCATTAAGTTCTTCTTGTCTTTTCTGTGATGCTTCCCATTCTCCAGCATGTTGTCTAGTATAACTTGGATTCATATTATTCATTTCTAAAATATCGTCTCTAATATTTTGATTACGCTTTTCTAGGTTAATAACACGTACAAATGAGTTTGTAACCGCCGCTGTATAGTATGCAAATGGATTTTGTGACTTAGATTCGTCAAATTGTAGTCCAATTTGTGCTAATTGTAGTATTGCTTGTCCGCGCATTTCGTCATTGTAGGTGTATCCACGTACATTACCGCGTGTTGCATATCTATCACATAACTTCATCCACATCATAGCAAGTTTATTAGTTGCTTTACCGTGTGATTTGCTAAATCCGCCATTTTCCATGCCACCTTCCCAATGACTTTTACCTACACATACTAATTCACCGTCATCATTAAACTTAAAGTGCTGAAATGGTGGAAAATTTAACTTTACTCTAGTATCTGCTACTGTTTTTGGGTTCTTTTTACGTCCAGGCTCTTCAGGAATATGATCAAATGTCATAATTCTAAAAATTAATTCTTCTTTTGTAATTTTTCTATAGTCTACTTCACATTCGGCTTGTTTTATCTTTTCACCTGCCGCTTTTCTAGTCTCAAATGCTAATTGACTTTGTTTTTTTGCCTTATTTCGCTTTGCTTCTGCTATAGTGCGTATGTTGATTTTGTCAATATCGGTTAAAATTATGTCAAAATTAGCATACTCGTCGTCCATATAACTACAAAATGTACTTTTGGACTTGTGTATCTCTTTTAAGATATCTTTGTTGTTTAAGTAATTTACTTTTCTCATTAGGGCTCCAGTTTTTAAAGTATTACATACATTATAATATACGTAGTTAAAAAAGTCAACTAAATAATACTATAAAGTTTAACAGGAGTAATAATGGCCGCTAACCGATATCAACGTAATCCACACATTGATCATGCCTATGATGAATTTGGTACTGTTCAAAGCACAATCAAGGAAAAAGCAAAAAGAATTATTGCTCATCCACATGATGCAGGTGAATATGCATCTTCTGTTCGCAGGGGGCCTTTACCACATGATGGTGTTCCTGTTTCAAAAACAACATCAGAAGCAAAAGTTGTTGATAAAGCCGCTGACAATGATTGGCGTGTAAGTATTTCTATTCCTCCGGTGATCAAAGAACTTGAGTCGACATTAATTAATCCTTTAATTGACTCAGGTGAACGAATGATATTTCCTTTTACTCCGTCTGTAATCTTTTCACACAGTGCATCTTATAGTTCGATGCAACCTGTACATACTAATTATCCTTTTTACAATTATCAGAATTCCGCTGTGGACGCTATAACAGTTTCAGGTGATTTTTTTATTGAAACAAACGCAGATGCAGAATATTGGGTAGCGGCAGTTACGTTTTTACGTACACTAACCAAAATGTTTTATGGAGACAACGGATCTAATACAGGCAATCCACCTCCAATTGTAAAATTCAATGGATATGGAGAATATGTTTTTAAAAATGTTCCTTGTGTAGTAACAAGTTTTAACGTTGACTTACCACAAGATGTTGATTATATGAAAACAACTATTTCAGGAGCCGAAGCAGGCGAAACTGAAGGCGCACCAGGTACATGGGTACCAACACAAAGTTTAATGGCTGTAACATTACAACCTGTTTACAGTAGATCGCATGTTGAACAATTTAGCCTTAATGATTTTATAAATGGAAACTTAATTAGCACGAGAGGATTTGTATAATGTCAGCATCATATAATAAGTCTAGTCCTTGGGCAAATACATCTATTGTTGATAACAAATATTTAGGAAATTTTCAAATACGTCCTGTTCCTGCAGAAGCAGATGATTTTTTATATACGATAGAAACACAGTATACACATAGACCAGATTTACTTGCATACGATTTGTATGGTAATAGTAAGTTGTGGTGGGTATTTGCACAACGTAATATGGATACAATAAAAGATCCTGTATTTGACATGGTAGCAGGAGTACAAATATTCATACCAAAAGGTCCTTCACTAAGAAACGTACTAGGAGTATAAATTGAATTTTAGATCGCTAGTCAATAAAGTGTCTAACAAGTTTGCACAAATAAGTTCGGCTGTTCCAGATATTGCAGGAGAATTGCAAGGACAACTTAACAATACTTTGAATCAATTCAAAGTAGAAGGGGTAGATGAAGCCTTAGGAAAAATACAAGGGTTTACATCTTCTGCAAAAGACGGAAGTTTATTTGCATCAATGCATCCTAAAGAATTTAAAAGTAACTTACGAGCAAAACCAGGTCCGATTGGATTCACAACTAAAGCAGGACAAATGGTACCAGGAGAATCTCAACCACCTTGGCCTAATGAATTAGAAAATTTTGCAAGTATGAACTGTATTATTACACTTGCGGCATTAAGTCATAAAGAAATTTCCGATCCTGATAACACTTATCGTAAAACCGGCTTGAATAATATTGTATGCCAAAGTGGTGGTGGCGCAGGTTCTAAGAAACAAAAAACACAAGTTGAAAAGGCTCTAGGTAGTAATGTAGAATTTTTTATTGACAACTTAGATGTTGGTGCAAATATCACACCAAGTTTATCTTATGGTACAAATAGTAATGTAACAAAAATTACTTTTGATGTAATGGAACCATATAGTATGGGACTGTTTTATCAAGCATTAAGTGTTGCCGCGGCAAAGGCAGGCTTTATGGATTATACAACAGCATGTTTTTGTTTACAATTAGATTTTAAAGGTTGGACAGTTGACGGAACACAAGTAGATGTACCATATGCAAGAAGACTTATTCCAATTTCACTTACAACTTCACAATTTTCAGTTAATGAAGGCGGTTCAACATATCAAGTCGAAGCCATTGCATGGAATGAACGTGCATTGCGTGATAGTGTGCAACAGGTTAAAACAGATATTGCAGTTACAGGTAGAACTGTTAGAGAAATTTTACAAACAGGTGGAAAAAGTGTAACAGGCATTATGAATAATAGATTACTTGAAATGCAAGAAGCAGATCAAGTTTCAGTTGCAGATCAATTTGTAATTATTTTTCCAAAAGAAGGAGCATCTACTTTTAGTCCTACAGCAAATGCAGAAACAAATAATTCTGCAACAGTGAATCCTAGTTCATTTAACGAAGGTGCTGAAGGCGATATAATAGACGTCGACGAAACTAAAGAACATGTAACTAATCCAAAAATTTTAGAAGCATATTGGAAAAGTATAGGCGGCAGTGACGAACCAGTGCCAGAAGATTTTGATGAGTATCTTGCAACAATGTCAGGCAATGTAAAAAATGCAGGCAGACTAGATAACATACTTAAAAAATATGCCTCAAGTTCATTTAGCCAAAATGAAATTGGTGCATCAAAAATGCTTGACAGTCCTTTTGAAGGTGGCGCACAACCAATGCCTGAACCAAAAAATGTTCAAGGGGGTGGTATCGACGGATTTGTTGCTAGAAAAGCACAAGTTCAAGCAACCAATGAACAAATTGCAAAAGATAATGAAGAATTAAAAAAGAAAAACGAAGAGTTCCAAGCAAAGTATCCTATATTTGCTCGTGCAGGATCTAATATGAAACTTAACGGCGAAGTTCGTACTTATAAATTTAGTGCAGGCACACGACTACAAGAAATTATTGAGGAAGTTTTAATTACTAGTATGTATGGTAGAGAACTTGCTCAACAATTAAGAGATGTTAAAGATCCGTTTGGATATATTAAATGGTATAGAGTAGAAACAGATGTTTATACAGTTCCTACTAATAGTGAAATAGCAAAAACAGGAAGAGTGCCCTCTGTATACACTTATAGGATTGTTCCTTACTATGTACACCATAGTGTGTTTTCTGCTCCAACTACTGCAAGTAAAGGAGTACCAGAATTAAAAGCACAAGCGGCAAAAGAATACAATTATATCTATACAGGTAAAAACAAAGATATATTAGAGTTTGAAATTGCTTACAACAAAAGTTTTATCTATCCAATAACAGCAGATAGAGGTTCGTCAACTGCGGCACAATCAACAGGAGCGGCAGGAACACAAACAACAGGTGGCAAAGAGCCATCGTACAAAACCAACGATGGACCAAACGGATTATCGTCAGGAGAACCTGCGGCAAAACAATCAGAAATTGTAAACACAAGATCTGGTAATTCTGGCGGCTCTGGATTTGATAACTCTGAAATTGGAATTGCTAGAATGTTTAACGATAGACTTATGAATTCTTTAGTTGACATGGTAAAAATTAATATGACTATTATGGGAGATCCGTTTTATTTGTCAGACAACGGTGTAGGCAATTATCATGCTGAAGAAACATCGTATATTAATATGACTAAAGACGGACATGCAAATTATAACAATGGAGAACTACATGTAAACATATTATTTAGAACTCCGATAGACTTTGATCCAGACAAAGGAGATTATATATTTCCTGAAGAATTAATTATTGTGGATACGTTTAGTGGTCTTTATCGTGTTAATTTTGTTAATCATTTAATTAACAATAATTCATACACTACAGTTTTACAAATGACTAGAGTAAGAGCACAAACTGAACAGACCCAAACACAGAATCTTGGAGCATTTATTGAAACTACTAAAGCAAGCGAATCAATGAATGAGAAAGCAGTTGACTATGCTAAAAAAGTTTCTGATGCGGCAATCACAACAGGTGCTACTGAAAACTTGCAAGCATATAAAAAAGAAGTTGAATTATTATTGCCTGGATACGAAGGTTTAAATGAACTTGTTTCACAGCAAGCACAGTCGTTAGGTTTACCAGCATTAGATGCATTTGGTAGAATAGGTGCTTCGTTAAAAACCATACAAGAACAAATTGGTATTGCAGACCTAGGAAAAATTGGATCAGAATTTAATAATTTAAAAAATGCCGCCACAACCTTCGCCTCAGAAACACTAAGTCAGGTAAATTTAAGTGGGAGTGATGTTTTAGGAAAATTTGGAACAACAGTAACAAACACAGTAGGAAACATATCCGGCTTACAAAAAATTGCTAATACAGCACCAACAGTAAATATGACTATTCCAAATAATTTAGAAGCAGTAGCGACGGCAAATGCAACTAAATTAGCAAAGTTGAATAGAGATTTAAAAAATATAGGACCAACATAAAATGGCATATGAAGACATACGTAGATCCAGTCCTAAAAGCACTAGTCAAACTGGTCCGTTCGAAGCAATAGTTGTAAACAACTTAGACACCAAATATATGGGTACACTACAAGTTGAGTTGTTAAAATCAACAGGTTCGGGTAATCAGCCAGAACGTTCAGGACAAGTTTTTGAAGCAATGTACCTAAGTCCGTTTTATGGAGTAACACCTGTAAGCGGAAATACTAAAAATGAAGGTTATAGAAACAGTCAACAAAGTTATGGTATATGGGCTGTACCACCAGATGTGGGTGTACGGGTACTTGTTATTTTTGTGGAAGGAAACACAAGTAAGTGTTATTGGATTGGGTGTGTACAAGACGAATTTATGAACTTTATGACACCAGGCTATGCTTCAACGTCATTACTTAAAGACTTTAATAAAAAAGCACCTGCTGTAGAATACAATAAACTTACAACTACAGATCCAACCACAGAACCAACTACGCATAGAAAGCCTACACATTTAGATTTATTAAAAAATTATATTGTTTCTGGTTTAAGTGATGATGAAACTAGAGGACTTACAAGTTCTAGTGCAAGACGAGAATTGCCTAGTGCAGTCTTTGGCTGGAGCACTCCTGGACCATTAGATAAACGTGAAGGCGCACCTAAAGCAGAAATAGGATTTAAAGGAAATAAATTAAATTACCCAAAAAGTAGATTAGGTGGTTCTAGTTTTGTAATGGACGACGGAGATGACAAATTTTTAAGAAAAGGTCATCCTAAAGATACTCCGATGGAGTATGCTAACATTGAAGCACAAGAAGAAGGTGGCGATGTTACTAGACCTCATAACGAATTATTCCGTATGCGTACACGAACAGGGCATCAAATATTGATGCATAATTCCGAAGATCTAATTTACATTGCAAATTCTAGAGGTACTAGTTGGATCGAAATGACCAGCAACGGTAAAATTGATATTTACGGTACAGATAGTATAAGTGTACATTCACAACAAGATTTAAACTTTACAGCAGATAGAGATATTAACTTAACCGCTGGACAAAATGTTAACATAGTTGCTAACAAAATTAGAACAAGTTCGCATGATAGCACTAGTATGATTACAGGTACACAGTTTAGTTTGAATAGTGGAAAAGATATTAATATTAATACTAATGAAGATTTAATTTTATATGCAAATCAAAACGGTATGATGGTTGCAGTAGAAAAACAAAACATTTCATCAGGTGATCAACTTTCAATTGGTAGTACAACCGGTATTGGTATTGAAGGACATAATGAAGTAAAAATTACAACTGATGGTAACTATCATATGAAAGCATTAGGTAGTAGTTATATAAGTGCCGGCGCAGAAATACATCAAACAAGTAAATTGAAAACTACAATGCAATCTGGAAATGTATTAGATTTAAAAGCAGTTGGTAATTTGCGTATAAGAACTGATGCAGAAGGTGGCTTGGCTACTGGCGGCGCATTAAAAATCTACAGCGAAGGCAACAATATTGATATACAAGGAACAGCACCAGTTGCACCTACAGTACCAACTGAAGCAGTTATACCGCCAGCGCCGTTTATTGTAGATCCTACACCACCAGAAATTGCACTTAAAGCAAGTCGTGTACCACAACACGAACCTTGGTTTGAACATGAACATTATGATCCATTAAAATACACACCTGATTTAACAAGAGCAGGAGTTGATCCACCAGAAACATATCCACCAAGTACACCGGATACATTTAACAGAACTCCAGGAGGCTATGTAGTAGGAAGTGGTAGTCAGCCTAATGCTTATAATACAAGCGGTGCACCAGAAGGTAGTGCAAGATTTGATCCTATTGCGGCGGCAACAATTCAACCTGATCCTCCAGCAGTAAAAACTACAAAACAAGAACTATCGAGATTATTTGCGAAAGCATTGTTTACTGAAGGATTTACAGAAGAACAAGTTTATGCGGCTATTGCAACAGCAGAAACAGAGTCAGGATTAAAACTGTCAACAGAAAACAGTTACAGCGGAACTAGCAACGAGCGTATACGTTCAATCTTTAGTAATGCTAGAACAGTTAGTGATGCAGAACTTACAGAAATTAAAAAAGATAAAGCAACTTTCTTTGAACTTGTTTATGGTTATACAAGTAAAATTGGTCCGGGAATGGGTAACACAACAGCAGGTGATGGCGGTAAATTTATCGGTCGTGGATTAATTCAATTAACAGGTAAAGCAAATTATCAACGCTACGGAAAAGCGGCAGGACTTGTTAAACAAGAATTAGTAACTGATTATAATCCGTTTGGTGTTGAAATTGTAGCAGATCCAACAATATTAATTACAGACGTTGCAAAGTCAGTTGCAGTTACAGCGGCATATTTAAAAGAACGTTATAAAGATTTTGGTAGAGGAACTCTTGGTAACTTTAGGTTTGCTATTGCAGGAACCGAACGAGGATATGAATTAGGATTTCCTAAAGATCAAGGTTACTTACAAGCAAAACTTTTAACTAATGGCAAGTATGATCCAGACTGGATTAGAAATCCAGATAGAAGAAACGTTGTAGCAGGCATTGATCAAAACGATCCAAGGAACATAGTATAATGGGACAAATAATTATTCCTCTAACACCAACAGTAAATCCAACAGAAATTGCTGATAATTCGGAATGGAACGAAACTATAGAATCAAATAGATTCCCTGAGGGACAATTTGATTTAGAAGGCGACTATCCTAGATCCGGACCAGGACAATCTAACGGCAATGGTGGATATGTTAACACTAGTAATTTACCTCCTTTAGATCCTAAAATTTCACCAGGACCTTTACCTGAAGGACCGGGCTGGGAAAAATTAGATGCAGTACTTACTAACGTTCTTACCCAAGATTGGAGAGAACGTGGTAGAGAAGGTAATCCAAGAATTTTAGAATGTTACAAAGTATGCGGTAATAGTTATACAAGGGATAGTAGTTCTATGGCATATGCTTGGTGTGCGGCATTTGTAAGTTGGGCACTATACACAGCAGGTATTCCTACACTTCAAACAATGAGTAGCCAAGGATGGTATAATTGGGGAAGTGAAGTTGATTGGCGTGATACAACAAATATTCGAAAATGGGACGTTATAATTTTTAAATCAAAAAAACGTTCAGGAGGCCATATTGGATTTATACAAGAAATTACATCAAACGGTGTTATAAAAGTATTAGGCGGAAATCAAGGAAACAATGCAAAAATTTCTAACTACAAATTTAATAGTAACAGTCAATATGTAAAAAGTATAAAACGTAATTGGAGTTTGCCTACTAAGTATGATGTAGCAGTTGACGGAACTGCTCCAGCAACAGCAGGAACGGATTCAACAGTATAATGCCATTAATAGCAAGACAAACAGATACATTAGACACGGGACACGGTTGTACAAGTACAACTACACTAGATGCTCCTGGACAAACATTTGTAAAAGTACAAGGGCAATATGTTGCCAGATTAGGTGATCCAACAGTGTCGCATACACACAATCCGCCTTTATGTCCTAGTCATGTAGAAGTTATAAAAGGTAGTAGTGCAGTAGTAAAAGTTTGTGGTATTTTAGTAGGTAGAGTTAACGATGCATGTGATGCTGGAAAAATAACCAGTGGAGCATCAGCAGTTAACGTGGGAGCATAAATATTGTTATGAGTACTTTAGAAAAAAATTTATACGACAGAATTGCTGTTAAACCAACAACTCAACAGAAGAAACCTGTTGTTACAAGCAGGGCCTATAGAGGGTTATCTACAGTTAATCCGGAAAACACTTCTAGTACACTATTTGATCTTGCATTAATTAAACAAGATTTACTCAATCATTTTCATATACGTCAAGGTGAAAAACTACACAATCCTAAATTTGGCACTATTATTTGGGACGCATTATTTGAGCCATTTACTGATGATCTTAAAGAAGCAATAGCCGCAAATGTTACAACTATTTGTAATTATGATCCTCGTGTACAAGCAGAAAATATTAGAGTAACAAGTTATGAAAGTGGCATTCAAATTGAAATGGAACTTACATATTTGCCATATAATATATCAGAAAAACTTAGATTAGACTTTGATGAGTCAGCCGGTCTAACAGCCTAATTGATACTGTATAAATAAAATACGCACTTATCTAATAGTAATAAATACATGTAACAAATAAGGAATGTGATATGTCATCTACCGACCGACAAAATAGACTGCTAGTTGCAGAAGATTGGAAGCGTATATACCAGTCTTATCGTAATGCTGATTTCCAGAGTTACGATTTCGACAATTTACGCAGAACAATGATTAACTACCTAAGGACTAATTATCCTGAGGATTTTAATGATTACATTGAATCAAGTGAATATCTAGCACTAATAGATCTTATTGCATTTTTAGGTCAAAATATATCATTCCGTATTGACTTAAATGCACGTGAAAATTTCTTAGAATTAGCAGAACGTAGAGAGTCGGTCTTACGTTTAGCACGTTTACTCTCTTATAATCCAAAGCGTAATCAAGCCGCAGAAGGATTATTAAAAATTACATCAGTATCTACTTCGCAAGACATTGTTGATTCGAATAGTTTCAATTTATCAGGACAACAAATTACTTGGAACGACCCTAGTAACTCAAACTGGTATGAACAATTTATAAAAGTAATGAATGCCGCATTACCAAGCAATGGTGTATTTGGTAAGCCTACTAAGAAAGCAACAATAAACGGTATACCGCATGAACAATATAGATTCAATGCTATTAATACTGACATTCCTAAATATTCATTTACAAAAACTATTGAAGGACAGAGTTTACCATTTGAAGTTGTAAGTAGTGATATTGTCGAAAATGCACTTGAAGAAGAAATTCCATTAGTTGGTAATAGTTTTGCATGTCTTTATAAAAATGATGGGCAAGGTCCTGCTAGTACGAACACAGGATTTTTTACATCGTTTAAACAGGGTGCATTAGATGACGGTCAATTTACAGTAAACAATCCAAGTGCAAATCAAAAAGTTGACATTGATGCAACTGATATTAATAATAAAGATATTTGGTTGTTTAAATTAGACGAGCAAGGACGTGAAACCGAATTTTGGACAAAAGTAAGTTCAGTTGAAGGTAATAATGTAATTTACAATAGTCTAAATAAAAATATTAGAAACTTATATTCAGTGCTTACAAGAGTACAAGATAGAATTAGTTTAGTTTTTAGTGATGGTGTTTTTGGTAATTTACCACAAGGTAGATTTAAAGTTGTATATCGTACAAGTGCAAATAAACGCTACACAATTAAGCCAAGCGAAATGCAAGGTATACAAATACAAATACCTTACTTGAGTGAATTTGGTGTTCCTGAAACACTAAACTTAACATTACAATTAAAATATACAATATCTAATAGTGCATTAAGTGAAAGTAACGAAAGCATTAAAGCAAATGCTCCGTCAACATTTTATACACAAAATAGAATGGTAACTGCTGAAGATTATAATGTTGCTCCTTTAGGAGTAAGTCAAGAAATTGTAAAAGTAAAAACAGTTAATAGAAACGCTAGTGGTATTAGTAGATATTTTGATTTAATCGATTCAACAGGAAAATACTCTAGTACAAACTTATTTGGTAACGACGGCGTAATTTATAAACAGACATCAAACTTGAAAACAAGTTTTAACTTTGTAACTACAACAGATATTGAACAAGCAATTACAAACACTATTGAACCGATTGTACGTGATAAAAAAGTATACAATTATTACTTAGAAAACTTTACAAAAATTCTTGCATCAGATTTAGGAGTTAAGTGGACAAGTTCTACTCAAGATACAAATAGAAGTACAGGTTATATTAATGATGATAACAATACTAAATTTAAAGTTGGTACATTTACAGCAAATAACCTAAGATTTGTTGAAGCAGGCACATTATTGAAATTTACTGCTCCTACGGGTTTCCACTTTATGACAACTAATAAGAACACGCTAATGAGTGGTCCAGCAGATCATCCTGGTGCTGTTGATTACCTTTGGGTAAAAGTTATTAGTGTAAGTGGTGATGGTACAACAGTTGGTTCAACAGGACTAGGACCAATTGTATTAAATGATTTAATTCCAACAAATGCTGTACTAGCAGAAGTAAGACCAAAACTTGCTAATGTAATTACAGATGCTGTTAAAACCCAAATTGTTGATCAAGCGTTTGCAACAAATACTTTTGGATTACGTTATGACGTAGAAACACGCCAATGGAGAATTATTACAGAAGCAAATATTGATAGTGTAAATAATTTTAGCACAGGTAAAACTGGAGATTCAAGTAACCAAAACTTAGATGCAAGTTGGATTCTGTATTTTAAAACTGACGGTGAACGATATGATATTACTTACAGAACAATGAGATATGTTTTTGAAAGTGACAAAGAAATTAAATTCTATTACGATAGCACAGATAAAATTTATGACAATAAAACTGGTAAAATTATTAAAGACAAAATCGAAGTTTTAAATATTAATAATAAACCAGATGTATCTAATCCTTTTACAATAAATTATAATTGGGAAATTGTTAAAGAATATCGAGATGCAGAAGGATATGTTGATAGTAAGCGCATCGAAGTAAGTTTCTTTGATATAGACGATGACGGTGTTATAGATAATCCACAGGCATTTATTGACATTGTTGCAGAAACTGTTAATCCTGAAACAAAATATATCTTCCAAAAGAAATATACTACAAGCGACGGTGTTGAAGATTACAGATTTGTAGACAATACAGTTGAAGGAATTCAAGTAAAAGCAAATATAGGAGCAGTTGGAGCATACTCTGCATATACAGCAGGACAAGTATTCTTTACTATGGATACAGAACTGTTCTATAAATTAGATAGTACAAAGAAAAATTTAGAAATAACTAAAGACTATAGAGGTTATACTGGACGCTCAGGAATTAAATTTAGATATTTGCATAGCGCAGACTATAATCAAAGAATCGATCCAGCCGCAAGTAATATTATGGATTCGTATTTGTTAACACGAACATACGATATTGCTTATAGACAATTTTTATCAGGTGACAGACTTACCGAACCACTACCGCCTAGTAGTGATGAAATGTATCGTACATACGGTGCAGAGTTAGATAAGATTAAATCTATTAGTGATGAAATAATTTATCACCCAGTGAAATACAAACCCTTGTTTGGTGCATCGGCGGAGACTAGTTTGCAAGCAACATTTAAAGTAGTAACTAATCCTGATGTAGTTACTAATAATAACGATATTAAATCAAGAATAATTGAAGCAATTAATGTTTACTTTAACTTAGATAATTGGGAATTTGGTGAAAGTTTTTACTTCAGTGAATTGTCAACTTATATTATGAATCAAATGACTCCTGATATTGTAAGTATTGTAATTGTTCCAAATGAACAAAGTCAATCATTTGGTAGTTTGTATGAAATAAAATCAGAGTCAAATGAAATTTTTATTAGTTCAGCAACAGTTGAAAATGTTGAAATTATAGATGCTATTACAGCAAGTAGATTGAGAGCAACAGGTAATGTTATTACATCAAGTCAAGAAACACTTAGTACTGGTGTTACAAGTTCTGCATCGCAAGCAGGTTCAGTTAGTTCAAGTAGCAGTAGTAATTCAGGATCAAGCGGATCAAGCGGATCAAGCGGATCAAGCGGCGGGGGATATGGTTACTAATGGCTTATGAAGATAATCAAAACGAAAGTCCATTACCGGTAGATGGCAACAAAGGTCCTTTTAAGTCTAGTACTTTACTACCTAAGTATTTCCGTACTACTAAAAACAATAAGTTCTTAGATGCAACACTTGATCAAGTTTTACAACCAGGAACTGCACAAAAATTAAACGGTTATTACGGTAGACGTACTGCTAAATCTTATAGAAACAATGACAACTACATTGGTGATGTTTCGGTGTCTAGAGAAGCATATCAACTAGAGCCGGCTGTAATTTCTAAAGATTTATATGATAATGTAACATTTTATAAAGACTACAATGATTATGTTAATCAAATTAAATCGTTTGGTGGTAATGTAGAAAATCATGACTTACTTAACGGTGCAGAATATTATTCATGGAACCCTAGCATTGATTGGGATAAACTTACAAATTTTAGAGAATATTATTGGATGCCAAATGGTCCTATAGCAATTAACGTTGCAGGACAAAGTACAGAAGTAACACGCACATATACTGTTACAAGTATTGACAACGGAAATAATTTAGCATATGTTATTAACGGAGACCTTACACAGAACCCTACAATAGAATTATATAAAGGGCAAACTTACACGTTTGATGTTAGTGCAACAGATATGCCATTTTCGATACGTACTGAACGTAGTTTAGATGCAAATACAATTTACACAACAGGAATTACAAACGCAAATATTGAAAGTGGAACTGTTACTTTTACTGTACCACTTAATGCTCCTACAAGATTATATTATCAAAACAGTAATAATATTAATTCAGGCGGCATTATTAGAATAGCAGAAGTTGACGAAGCAACGGCTATCGATGTTGAATCAGAAATACTAGGACAAAAACAATATACAACTTCTAAAGGTGTAGAATTACTTAACGGTATGAAGTTAAATTTTGTTGGACAAGTTACTCCAGAAAAATATGCTACAGGTAATTGGATTGTAGAAGGAGTAGGCACACAAATTAATTTAGTTAATACTGATGAATTAGTTATTGCTTTATCATATGCTGTAGACAAACCAATTGAGTTTGACGGTGATAATTTTGATAGCCTACCATTTGGAAATGCGGCTTCATATAGTGCTACAAAAGATTACATTGTTGTAAATAGAAATTCACCAGATAAAAATGCTTGGTCTAGAAATAATAAATGGTACCATAAATCTGTTATTGAAAAAAGTGCAGAAATAAATGGACAAACAGTAAACATTGATCAAGCACAACGAGCCAAGCGTCCAATTATTGAATTTGTTTCAGGCTTAAAACTTTTTAACTTTGGTACAGAAAAGAAAAATGATGTTGATTTAATTGATACCGTAACTAAAGATATATTTTCAACAGTTGAAGGATCAGTAGGATTTAATATCGACGGCGTTGATATTACAGACGGCATGCGTATTTTGTTTACTGCCGAGAAAGATATTAGAGCAACAGGAAAAATTTATAAAGTTAAGTTTATCAAACATAACAGCACAGTACCACAAATTGCACTAATTGAAGATACTGATGCAACTCCTCAAACAAACGAAGTTGTACTTGTTAAAAAAGGTACAAGCAATGCAGGTAAACATTATTACTATGACGGGACTAGTTGGAAAGTAGGACAACTTAAAACAAAAGTTAATCAACCACCAATGTTTGATATGTTTGACAGCAATGGTATAAGTTTTTCAAATAAAACAACATACAATACAACAACATTTACAGGTAACAAAGTTTTTAGTTACAAAGAAGGAACTGGAACAGCAGATACTGAATTAGGTTTTCCGCTTACGTATCGTGCATTAACAAACGTAGGCGATATTACTTTTGACTTTAACTTGCTTACTGAAAAGTTTACATACCAAGAAACTACTAATGTATTAAGTGTAACTACTGACACAGGATTCTTAAAAACATACACTTCTTTAAATGCATTTAACTATAAAAACGGTTGGCAAAAAGCAAAAAATTTATCACAACAAAAAGTTATTAGACAATATGATATAGAAGGACCAATTACACAATTAGAAATTGATGTATATAAAAATGCTGGTGATTTAAACGATTTAAATTGTAGCGTATTTGTAAATAATAAACATAATTTTGATTATACTATTTCTAGACAAGACGGAAAAGCAATAGTAGTTTTTAATAAAGCATTATCTGCAGGCGACACTGTTATACTTAAAACATCTTCGGCTACTAAGAAAAATGAAAACGGATTTTATGAGTTTCCAATTAACTTAGAACACAATCCTAATAATGTAAATTTAACTACATTCACTTTAGGTGAAGTTAATGATCATGTGTTTTCAATGATCGAAGATTTAAAAGACTTCAACGGAGTATTTCCAGGCAATAGTAATTTAGGAAGTTTAGGTGATATTAATACTGTAGGTAAAAAGTTTGTACAACATTCAGGACCTATTAATAATCCGTTATATCATATTACTACAAAAGATGCAAACGTAATTAAAGCATTAGATTTTGCTAAGAATGAATTTAGAACATTTAAAAGATCATTCCTACAAGTTGCAGAAACACTAGGGTATGACGGTCCAGTAAAGCAACACGTTGACAAGATATTATACGAAGTTTTAAAGAATAAAACTACAAATGATCCGTATTATTTTAGTGATATGATTCCTTTCTTAGGAAACAAACGTTTAGAATTCACTGTGTATGATACTGAAAACAATTTTTTTAGTTTAAGTCAAGTTTTTGATAAAACTAAGTTAAGCAATAAAGCCGTAACAATTTATCGGAACGGAGCACAGTTAGTACATGGTAGAGATTATACTTTTAATAGTGATGGTTTTGCTGTAATTACAGCAACTAAAACAGACGGAGACTTAATAGAAATATACGAGTACGAAAGTACAGATGGATGCTATGTTCCAAGCACACCTAGTAAACTAGGATTGTATCCTTCTTTTGTACCTGAAATTATTACTGACGATACTTATAGAACACCAACTAAAGTTATTGTTGGACATGATGGAAGTAAAACAGTTGCTTTTAATGATTATAGAGATGCATTATTATTAGATTTAGAAAGAAGAATTTATAATAATATCAAGTCAGAATATGATATTAAAAAATTAGACATTCATGATTATATTCCCGGAGCATATAGAAAAACAAAATTTGCAGTTGATAATATCAATAAAGTATTATTAGGTGATTTTGTAAAATGGAATGAGTCATTAGGTGGACTAGATTACACATCAAATACATTTTATGAATTAACTGATAGTTTCACTTACAACTATTCTTATATGTCAGGACCAAACGGTGAACCATTAACTGGCTTTTGGCGTTCGGTGTATAGAAACGCATACGATACTGACCGCCCACATACACATCCGTGGGAAATGTTAGGCTTTCCAGAAATGCCAACATGGTGGACAACTGTTTACGGTGCGGCTCCGTATACAAGTAACAACTTAATACTTTGGCAAGATCTTGAAGAAGGTAAAGTTGCAGAGCCAAATAAGCCGGCAAAATATTTAGAAAAATATGCAAGACCAGGATTAACTAAACATATACCAGTTGACGAAAGCGGAAATTTACTAAGTCCGTTAGACTCTAAGTATGCAAACGAATATATTAATTCTTATACTAAATTAGGATTTAAATTTGGCGATCATGCTCCAACAGAAAATGCTTGGAGAAATAGTAGTGATTATGCATTTAGTTTAATTAAATCTTGGTTATTAAATCAGCCTGCAAAAGTAATGTCAATAGGTTGGGACTTATCAAGAATAAGCAAAAACCTTGCAGGACAATTTGTTTATAGTGAAAATAAGCGTTCAATATCACTTGCTGATCTTGTTTTTAGTAATGTGTACGGAGACACAACTAGAGTTTACACAAGCGGCTTCGTCGATTATATTATTAACTATACATTATCAAATAGCAAAATATCTACTAAAGATTATAAAGAGCAAATAAAAAGTTTAAAATACCAGTTAGGTATGAAATTAGGTGCGTTTACAGACAAATCTAAAATGAAATTTGTTTTAGATAGTAGAACACCATTTAATAAAGGTAATGTGTTTTTACCTAAAGAAAATTATCAAATATTTTTAAATACAAGTTCTCCTGTTGATACAGTTTCATATAGTGGCGTTATTGTAGAAAAACAGAGTTATGGATACGTTGTAAGAGGTTATGATAGAGCAAATCCTATATTCAAAATTCAGCCAGCGGTTCCACGCACTAATGACCCAGCAGTTAACATTGGCGGAGTATCTGATCCTTTTGTTGAATGGGAAGAAGATAAAAAATACACTAAAGACAAGTTTGTTAAATATTTAAATAAATTTTATAGAGTAACTACGGAACACACATCAACTGTTGAATTTGACGGAACTAAATTTAAGAAAATAGAAGATTTGCCTGTAAGAGGCGGAGCAACAGCATTGTTCCGTAAAAACTTTGAAACTACGGTTGCTGAAATTCCATATGGAACAATATTTACAGAAATTCAAGAAGTTATAGATTTTCTATTAGGCTATGCAAAGCAACTTGACACAGCAGGATTTACTTTTGATTTCTTTAATAAAGATACAAATACTGTTGAAGATTGGAAATATAGTGCTAAAGAATTTTTATATTGGACTACTCAGAACTGGGCCGCAGGCACAATTATTGCATTGAGCCCTAGTGCTAATCAAATTAAATTTAGCAGACCGTATGCTGTAGTTGATAATTTATACGACAACTTTTATGACTATTCTCTACAGTCTAGTTCAGGAGAACCAATAGAAGAATCATTTACTAGATTAACTAGAAGTGGAAATGCTTTTGCTATTAATTTGGCAAGTACTGCTAATGGAATTTATTATGTACAATTACCGCTTGTGCAAGTTGAACATGTTGCTATACTTGATAATACATCAGACTTTAAAGATGTAATTTATTCTCCAGCATCGGGTTATAGGCAAGACCGTATTAAGGTTATGGGATATAGAACTGCCAATTGGGATGGTACACTTAATATTCCAGGGTTTGTTTTTGACCAAGCCGAAGTTACAGAATGGGCAAGTTTTAAAGATTATGCAATTGGCGATACAGTGCGTTATAAAGAATTTTTCTATACAGCAAAAAATAAAATTGCAGGCGGCGCCAAATTTATTCCTGCTGAGTGGAATAGAATGGAAGGACGTCCTGAAACAAAACTATATACAAACTTTGATTATAGAATAAATCAATTTACAGATTTTTACGATCTTGACAGTGATAACTTTGATACTGAGCAACAAAAACTTGCACAGCATTTAACAGGTTATCAAAAGCGCCAATATTTAGAAAATATTATTAATGATGATGTATCACAGTATAAATTTTATCAAGGGTTTATTGCTGATAAAGGATCACGAAATAGTATTGACAAATTGTTTGATGCACTAGCAAGTGCTGACAAAGAATCAGTTGACTTTTATGAAGAATGGGCTGTAAAAAATAATCAATATGGTGCTACTACAAACTTTGAAGAAATTGAATGGCAGTTGGACGAGTCTAAGTTTAATTTAACTCCCCAACCAATTGAACTAGTTGAAACATTACCTAGTGCCCCTACAGATTTAATTTATAGAATACCAAATTATGATGTATTCTTAAAACCACAAGATTATGATACAAATAAAATTCCTACAAAATATACAAACGAAGAATATGTAAAAACAGTAGGGTATGTAACTGGTGAAGATGTAAGTCGTGCAGTTATAACAAAGGATGGAATACTAGGATTTAGTATCGACGATATAAACAGGAACGACTATATTTGGGTAGCAACTGAAAATCAGACGTGGGACGTTGTTCAACATACTGAAACAGCATTAAGAATTGAATCAGTTACTCCAATTGGCAACGAAGTTACTTTAGGATTTAACTTTACTGCTAGAGATATTTCTGTAGGAGATATTTTTGGTATTACTAATGCTAATACACCAACACTTACTACACTAGATGGATTTTATAAAGCAACAAAGGTTGTTGGTAATGATGTAACTTTTGTAACTGAAAATCAAGATTGGCTGGAAATAGACGAAACAGTAGATGTTACTGGCACAATAACTATTTTTACTACTCAACGTACAGCAACAGTAAAAGACGCAAACGCAAATGTTACTGCTAATCTAGGAACAAATGAGTTAATTTGGATTGACGACGACGATAATAAAAAATGGACAGTGCTTAAAAATTCTCCTGTTTATTCAGAGCATCAAAAAATCCAAAGTTCATTACAACTAGATAGTACACAACATGGATTTGGCCATGCTATTAGTGTAAACGATGCTAATACTAAAATGGCAGTTGGCATACCGTTTAAAGGAAACGGTGAAGTACACATTTATGTTCGTCCAAATGACAGTACAAATTTTGTTTTAGATCAAATTATTTACGCTCCGGCGGATGTTGCAGATATATATGACGGCAGTACACCTACAACTTCTATGAATTTTGGCGAAAGTCTTGCACTTAGCCCAGATGGAAAATATCTTGTAATTGGATCTCCACAAGCATCAAATACTTACAGTTTTTATAAAGGAGAATTTCAACAAGGTACTCCATATACAAAAAGTCAAATTGTACAATACGGACCAAACTTATATAAAGCAATTCAAAACATTGATCCTGCAACAGGCGCAATTGAGTTTGATAGTTTTGATTCGTATGTGAATATAGTTTCAGAAAGTGATAGTACTTTTATTAATTTACTACAAACAGGTAATTACAAAATTAATGATAGTTTGGTAAATCATATGCTTATCAGAGCACCATTAGATGCTTATGAAGGAAGTACAGCCGGCGACGACATTGTATTAAAGTGGAACAACTATAGTAAATTAAATGTACAAGGATCCGCAACAAATGTTCAGCCATTTGATGGAGAGTTCCCTGCAATTGACGATGCATTTATTAATGGCACACATAATATTGAATACAAAGTAGATAATGTATTAGTAATTGAAAATTTTGTTAACTTACCACAAGTTGGCGACACACTTTCGAGTAGTATTGCAAGTGGTACAGTTGTTTATGTAGCAAACAGTTTAACCACATGTACAGTATATTTGTCCGGCGTTAACGGAACATTTTCTCAAGCAGGTTCAGTATTTGTCGGAACAATACGTATTGGTGATTACACAGAAGATTATGTTAACTTAACAAGTAATTTAGGCGGATACTGGTATATTAATACACCAACTTATACTACTAGCGCAGATAGCACAAATACATTTGTTGATCCAGGACACGGATTGATATATCAAGATTTATTAACTACATCAAGTGGCAGATCTACACCAAACTTTTATTATAATATTACAGATGCTAGACAGCAAGCAATTGACGATGCTAATAGTTCTGGAGCAACTTTAAGTTTAATGGATCAAGCAAGTTTTGCACAAACATTAACTTATGAAGGTGATCCTTTAGAAGTGTTTGCAGTACAACAAAGCCCACTATGGACTGTAAGAGGCAATAAGACGTTTACAGATACATTAACAAATGGCGATAAATTTTATATGACCGTTGACAGTGTAAGTGGAAGTACAAACTTTACAGACACTGCAATGAGTGCGGCACTGTTTAACAAAGAACATACAGTGTATGACTTATGGGATGGTTATATAGATTTTACTTTTGACGAATTTGATCAAGCAAATCAATTACCTTTTGAACCTATTGTAGGAGATACTATTGAAGATACAATCACTGGTGCTACTGCTGAAATTACTTTTTACAAAAGACAGTTTAATACTGTAAGAATTTATGTAAAAAATGTAACTGGTTCGTGGAGCAAAGGCGGTAATTATAACGAAGCGGCAGATATATTCCGTGTGCGTGGTGCTATTAAACGTAATATGGGTAGAATCGACGGTGTAAGTTTAGAAGGCACACGTATAGGTAAGATTATTGTTATAGAAGAATCAAGTAACTTTGCAGATGCTACAATCAGCGAACTTAATGATTTTGAATATTGGTTCTATAACAAAATTACACTTGCAGGCATTCCGAGAATTGCTAATATTCCAGCATCAAATAATAATGATTGGCAAATAGTTACTAATATTCCAGTATCGAATTTAAATGGAACTATGTCAAGTGGATTGCAATTAGAAGGAATGTTTAGTGTATATGACTTAGATGACAAAATACAATTTAAAACTGTAAACCATTTTACAGTACCTGAAAGAAAAGCAAATGCAAAACTTGGTGATGAAATTCAAATTACTCAAGAAGGAAATTTATATAGGATTTTAGTAGCATCAAAAGGTGCAGGCACACAATCTAATGCAGGTAGTATACATTTTATTAAGCACGGTAGTAAAACTACAAACGGAACTATAAACACATATGATTGGCAACTAGATGTTGATCCTAACTTTAGAGGATTGTTTAGTTCATCAGTTTTTTATAAACAAAACGAAATTGTTAACAACGGAAGCAGATTATATAAAGCAAAACGAAATATTGCAAGCGGAAATGCGTTTATTGCAGATGATTGGGAAGCAGTGACTGATGGTACTGCACATGTTGGATTTATTCCAACACAAGGTACAAATAGAATTATTGGCGAAGATGTATTTGACCCAGAATTTGGAGTTAGAGATTTTGCAAGACAATTTGATCAATCTAAAGATGGCGAAGTGTTAGTTGTTAGTTCAAGAATACAAGGTAACGATAGTACAGGCGAACGTATAATTGTTGTATACAGAAGATTACCAGAAGGACAAATGACAGTATCTCAAACTATTAAGCCACCTTATCAAGATTTATCAACAGGTTCATTTACTGGATTTGGTGATAGTATAAGCATTAGTAGTGATGGTGAAATGATTGCTATTGGCGAGCCGTACAATGATGATAAGAAAAAAGATCAAGGTAAAGTATACATTTATACACTTGTAAACGGATTGTTTACATTAACCCAAGAAATTTTTAGTCCAAATGGCGAGCAAGCAGAACAATTTGGTTCTTACTTGAACTTTGACGGTAATCAATTAGCAGTTACATCATTAAGTGGTGATATTGAATTGCCAACTACGTTTGATAATATTACAACTGTATTTGATGACGAGTTTACAAACTTTAAGTCGATGGATATGGACAGTGGTGTTGTGTTTATATACGAAAGAATTAATCAATCGTTATTGTTCGCACAAGAATTTGTTATTGACGAACCGTTAGCAGTTAACTTTGGTAAAAACTTATTAATGCAAAACAACCATGTTTATTCTTCTATACCAGAGGTTACTGATCTTAATACGTTCCAAGGTATGATTATTGACTTTAGAAAAACAATAGGTTCAAAAGCATGGAAAACACATAGAAGTCCAATTGATCAAGTTGATATTACAAAAATTAAAGGTGCATTTTTATATAACACACAAACAAACACATTAATTGAAGATTTAGACTTTATTGATCCAGTACAAGGAAAAATTGCTGGCCCGGCAGAACAAGAATTGTCATATAAAACATATTATGATCCTGCGGCATATAGTATTGGCAACGACACTGTTGTTATTGACGAAAATAATGCTTGGGGAGCAGAATATGCAGGTCAATTATGGTGGGATATTAGTGCAGTTAAGTTTTATAATTACCAACAAAATAATATTACATATCAAACAAATTATTGGGGCGAAGTATTTCCTGGAACTAGTGTAGAAGTTTACGAATGGGTAGAAACTGATTTGCTACCAAGTGAATGGGATGCCTTAGCAGATAGTGAAAATGGTATTGCTTCGGGAGTAAGTGGTACTAGTAGATACGGTGATTTTGTATACTCTCAAAGATTAAAATGGGATCCTATTTCAAATACAAGTGTACCAAAGTATTATTATTGGGTAGCAAATAAACGTGTTGTACCAACAACTGCTAATAGAAAAATTACAGCATATGATGTAAAACGTTTGATAGAAGATCCAGTAGGTCAAGGACATAAGTTTGTAGGCCTAATGGCTAAAGACAGGTATGTACTATTTAATTGTGAACAACTATTAAGTGGTAACAATGTTGCATTTAATTTACGTTATTATACTTTAGATAACGTTGATCAAAATATTCATAACGAATATCAAATGCTAACACAAGGAGTAGGATCTAGTAAACCAACTAGAGATATTGAACGCAAATGGTTTGATAGTTTAATTGGGTATGACAATCAATTTAGATTAGTTCCAGATCCTAAACTAAGTGTTAAAGCAAAATATGGCATTAGTAATAATCCAAGACAGTCTATGTTTATTAACAAGTCAGAAGCATATAAGCAAGTTATTGAACGTGTTAATGATGTTTTAATTAAAAATATTATTGTTGATGAATTTGATATTAGTGATTTAACTAAAAGCGATCCACAACCACTTGCAAGTTCACGGACTTATGATGTTAAAATTGATTCATATGAAGATCTTGCATTTGTTGGTGTAGCAAAAAGAATTACAGCATTACTAACGCCGACAATAGTAAATGGTAAAATTACTAGTGTTCAAATTTCAAATTCAGGTAAAGGATATGTAGATCCAACTTACGTTTCAACTGTAGGAGGAATTAGATTAGGTCCTCAAATTACAGTTACAGGTATTGGTAGAGATGCTGTTCTAGAATCTGAAATAAACGAACTAGGACAAATTACAAAGGTTAATATTATTGATCCAGGATTAGGATATGACGAAAATACTACACTTTCAGTAAGAAACTTTAGTGTACTTGTTGCAAGTGATTTAAATGTTGCTAACAAATGGTCTTTATATAATTACAATGGTATTAAATGGAATAGAACTGTTAGTCAACGCTTTGATACAAATTTATACTGGAGTTATGCAGACTGGTTTGCAACAGGATATAGCGAATTTACAGAAATCGATAGTCTAATTGATTTCAGTTACCAATTATCTGCAATAGAAAATGATATCGGCGACACAGTTAAAATTTCATCTGTTGGTTCAGGAGGCTGGTTGCTATTAGAAAAAATTGCAAATCTACAGACTGAAGATTACACACAAAATTACAAAGTAATAGGTAAGCAAAATGCAACTATTCAATTTAGTAATAAGTTATATAATACTACAATTAACAAAACCGGTTTTGATACTGATACATTTGATACAGCATTTTATGACAATCAACCTGTAACTGAATCTAGAGTAGTTTTAGAAACTCTTAGAGATCATATTTTAGTTGATAATTTAGAAGTTCATTACAATGAATTATTTCTTGCAAGTGTACGTTATGCGTTTAGTGAACAACCAAACATTGACTGGGCATTTAAAACATCATTTATTAAAGCACAACACAATGTTGGCGATCTAACGCAAAAAGTTACATTTAAAAATGATAATATTGACAACTATCAAGATTATATTAACGAAGTTAAACCTTTTAAAACTAAAATTAGAGAATATGTATCTAGTTATGAAAAAACTGATCCTACAAATAGTGTAATTACAGATTTTGATTTACCACCTAGATACAGTTTTTCGAAAAAGAAAATTTTAAGTAGTACAGCAAAAGTTTTTAATAACACAATTTCAAGTGTACCAAATAGTACTAGTTCTTATCCTGATAAGCATTGGCTAGAAAACAGTGGATATGAAATAAAAGAAATTTCGATCGGTAATGCAGGATCAAACTACACATTACCACCAGTAGTTTCAATTGAAGGTGGCGGCGGCAGTGGCGCAAAAGCAAAAGCATTCTTAAATTCAGGTAAAGTAAGTAAAATTGAAGTTACAGCACCGGGCAATGGCTATGTAAAAGCACCAGATGTAATATTAAACGGTAGTGTAGAAGATGGCGGAACAAAAGCAACTGCTAGAGCAGTACTAGGAAATGGTAAAGTAAGAGGTACACATATTATTTCGCGCTTTGATAGAATAAGTGGCCAACCTTATTATTTAGAAGTAGCAAGATCAGAAATATTTACTGGAGATAATGTAACATCAGTATACAATTTAAAATGGCCAATGAATTTAAATGGTGCAAAAGTTAAAATTTATATTGATGGAGTAGAATTATTAAAGAGTGAATACACATATTTAAATTATGTAGATACTACTAAAGATTATACTAGGAAACGTGGTAGAATTATATTTACTAAACCACCGTTGTTAACTAAAACAGTTAAAATAGATTACGAATTAGCACCAGATTTACTTACTGCCCAAGACAGAGTACAAACATACTACACTCCAGTTGATGGTATGGTTGGCAAAGACATTTCGCAACTAATGATGGGTGTTGATTTTGGCGGTGTAGAAGTAAAGAGTTTTGATTTTTCTCAAGCAGGAGGCTGGGAAACTAAAGGATTTGGAACTGAAGCATACGACATTTATGATGCAACATTTGAGGACATTATTTTTTACTTAGATGGTTCAACAGCAATCCTTACTTGGACAACACCATTAGAAAGCGGAGTTGTATATAACATATACAAAAACAATGTAAGACTTGATGATCCAAATTATCCAAATAATCCTACTAACCCTAATGCTGTAATGACAAGTATTGTAGGTGACGGAGCATTAACTGAATTTAATATTCAAAACTTTGGAATAACCAGCAAAGACGATGATATATTCATTATAAGAAAAACAACAAGTGACGGAAGTTTCAAACCTGATCCTGCAAGTTACGATACTCAACTAACTGGTGGCGCATTATCATATAGTAACGCTAAAGGTATTGATGCAAGTGATATTATTGTAGACGGTGATGGTTTTATAACTCCAATGACAACGACTGGTCCTGAAGAATTAGTTCCAGGAAAAATTTCAGACACAGTCGACATCAAAGTTTTCCACAGACCAGATGACGGAACAAGTAATGTACAAACACAATTCTTCCAAACAGATGGAGTAACACAGACTTATAGTACTGGTATACATCCACACAACAGCGAAGCAGTTTTTGTAAGTCTTGATAATGTTAGAGTTAATAATACTGATTATACAATTAACTATGTTAATGATACAATTACATTTAGTACTGCACCATCAACAGGAAAAGTACTAAGCATAGTTACAATGGGAGTAAGTGGACAGAAAATTTTAGATATCAATAAATTTGTAGCAGACGGAAGTACAAATACATACACTACTAATTTAAAATATCAAACAGGCGTAAGTCATTATGTTACAATTAACGGTGAAGCAATAAATTCTACACTATCTCAAGATACAAACAAATATTTTGTAATTACATTTGATACAGCACCGCAAGCAGGTCAATTAGTTGATTATGGATTATTTTATACTACAGCGAAAACGTTTAGTGCAACAAATGTTCAAACATTAACCGGTGACGGATCAACAACTGTATTTGATGTTAATCCAGCACTAGTTGGCGGATTACCGACTGCACAAAATGCTATTGTCGAAGTAAACAATAATATACTTGATGCAGGGTATAATGTAGACTTTACAATTACAAATGCGGCAACTAGAGAATATCAAATCCAAGAATGGCAATTTTTAAGTAACAGTATTAGAGGCGAAGATATAGAAGTTTATTTAAATGATGAACTACTTACAAAAAATATTCAATACAGATGGGATAGTACAAATAATAGCGTAAAACTTTCAGCAGGTATTGGAGCAGTAGGTGACAAGTTAGATGTGTTCTTTAGCATTGACGGTCAATATGCATTTGGTTATGTAGGTGTTGGTGCAGATAGTACTACTAAGTTTTTACAAGACAGAAGTAAAATTTACTTTGATACAGCACCAGGATTAGGTGAAACAATTAGAATTACTTCATTTAGCAATCATGACGTACAGGATTTTGAGAGAATCAAATACAATCTTGTAAATAGAGTTTCACTAGTACCAGGTACAACTAATTTTAAAGAATACATTAATTTAAGTAACGGAGTTGTAAAACTTAGACATAAATCAAAAGATTCAGAATATGTTTGGGTAATTGTAAATGGAGTTAAACTAGCGCCAAATGTTAATTACTATGTAACAGAAGATCAGCAAAATGTAAAAATCTTACAAAAACTAAATGCAAATGATAAGATAGAAATTATACAATTTGGTGAAGAGCAATTAACCCATAGATTTGGTTTTAGACAATTTAAAGATATATTGAACCGCGTTCACTACAAGCGATTGGATGATGCGAATAAGTATAAGTTAGCACAGGACCTTAATTGGTGGGATACTAGAATTGAGTTAGTAGACGCTTCAGAATTACCAGAGCCGGGTAAGAAGAAACAAATACCAGGTGTTGTGTTTATTAACGGTGAAAGAATTGAGTACTACGTGAAGCAAGGAAATAGTTTACGTCAACTACGTAGAGGTACGTTAGGTACTGGTGTAAACGCATTAATTGCTTCAGGAACTGAAGTAAGAGATCAAAGTCCAGGTGAAAATGTGCCTTACACAGATCAAACACTTACACAAGTGTTTACAGCAGATGGTACTACAGCATCATATGAATTAGACTTTACTCCTACACAGGGTATAAACGAGTTTGAAGTATTTGTTGCTGGAAGCAGACTTCGTAAAAATGCGATAAGTAGTTATCAAGTAGACACTAAAAATAGTGCAGGAAACTTTGTAACTAGGTTTATTGCACAAGATAGTGCCGAGGGAGACGTAACTTTACCAGTGGAATTCACATTAAGTGGTAGTACATTGAATTTAGCAGTTACACCAGAGCAAGATCAGAAGGTTACGGTGGTTAGACGTATTGGAAAAACATGGACAAAAGCAGGAGAAAGCCTAGTTGATGCAGAAAATGACGTTGCACAGTTTCTTAAGGCAAGAACAACGGGACTACCTAAATAAATACAGTAGCAGTGAGAGAAAAACATGACAGATAAACTAAATGATAAAAGCGGAGTAGTAGTTAAAGGACATATCAAAATACATGACCCTAAAACAGGCGAAGTGTATGTTGATAAACGTAACGCTATCCACTACGAAAATATGAGTATTGCTCTTGCAGAAAGCCTTGCAAATCAAGGTCAAGGGATGATATACGAAATGAGTTTTGGCAACGGCGGAACAAGTGTTGATCCAACAGGTGTTATTACCTACTTAACTCCAAACAGTACAGGAACTAATGCTAGTTTGTACAATCAAACATTTACAAAAGTAGTAGATGATAGAAGCACAAGCAACACTGATCCTGTAAGAAATAAAATTGAAACACGTCATGTTAGTGGAACAAATTACACAGATGTTGTTGTAACTTGTTTGTTAGATTATGGTGAACCAGAAGGCCAAGATGCATTTGATACTGCTACAGATACAGATAACCTTTATGTGTTTGATGAACTAGGACTTAAGAGTTATAGCCCATCAGGCTCAGGTAGATTAATTACACATGTTATTTTCCACCCTGTACAAAAAAGTTTAAACAGATTAGTTCAAATTGATTATACAGTGCGTGTACAAAGTTTGTCAGGAGTTTAATAGATGCCTTATACAATTAATTTCACTGACGTAACAAACAAAGGTAGCGTCACAGTTGAAGATAACGAAATCAACGTATCAACTAGTTTAAGTTTAGTTGGACGTAATACTACGAGTTACGGTGTTGAATTTAATCAAAACTTTTTAAAACTTTTAGAAAATTTTGCTAATACTACTTCACCAGCAAATCCAGTTGAAGGACAATTATGGTACGATAGTACAGCAGGCGGCGAACAACTTAAAGTATATGATGGAACAACTTGGGTAGCAAGTGGTGGTCTTAAAAAAGCAACTAACCAACCTGATGCCGCAAGTAGTTTAACAGGCGATCTTTGGGTTGATACAGATAACCAACAGTTATATTTGTATACAGGTTCGGGTTGGACGCTTATTGGTCCTGAGTATGCTGGCGGATTAAGCACAGGAGTAAGTCCAGCAACTATATTAGGACAAGACAATGTTGAATATACTGCATTGCAAGTTGAGATAAACGCTAAACCGGTTGCAATTATTAGTGCTGATACATTTACACCAAGAGCACAAATTAATGGTTTTGGACAAATTAATCCAGGTATTAATTTAAGTACAGCAGATATTACTGGTGACGGAGCCGCAAGATTTTACGGACCAGCAGAGCAAGCAGAAAATTTAGTTGTTGCGGGAGCAAAAATTCCTGCGGCAAATTTCTTACGTGGTGATGTTGTTAGTACAACAACCAACCAGTTAAGAGTAAACACTGACGATGGTATTATCTTAGGAAGTGGTAACCAAGTTACATTAGGAGTTGAAGGACAAATTGGTGTTATTAGTCATAACACTAGTGGAGCAAGTTTAGATATTCGTGTAAACGATCAAGGTACTACAAAAACAGTAATGCGTGTTGATTCAACAACAAATGTTGGTATTAATAATACAGCACCAAGTGAAGCATTAGATGTTACTGGTAATATTAAAGTTAGTAATGCAATTACTATTGACGGAACTACAGCAAGTACAAACTTTGGTACAGGTAGTTTAATTGTAAAAGGCGGTACAGGTATTGCAGGTGATTTAAATATCGGTGGAACAATAAATGTACAAGGTGATACAGAAACTAGAAATATTATTCCAGACGTAACAAACTCAAGAAATATCGGATCATTAGCAAACAAATATGCTGGTATCTATGCAACAACTTTTGTAGGTAACTTAACAGGTAATGTCACAGGACAAGTTAGTGGTAGAGCAGGTAGTGCAGACAAACTTTCAAGTTCTACAAACTTTACTTTAGCAGGAGAAGTTAGTGCGCCAACTATTACATTTGATGGACAAGCGGGCGGATCTACAAAAACATTTCAAACAACTGTTGCAAACAGTTTTATTAGTAATAAAACATACACTAGCGGCGCTGATGCTAGTGACGAGTTCCTATTAAACAGAGTACAAGGACAAGTTGGTCTTTATAGAATTAGTAGAAGAGATTTATTATCTACAGTACCAGTTAATCCACCAGGCGTAATGATGCCGTATGCAGGTACAACAGCACCGACATTTTGGTTACTATGTTACGGACAAGAAGTATTACAAGCAGACTACCCAGAATTATTTGATGTAATTGGTTTTACATACAAACAGTCAGGATTATTAAGTGACAACGGTGTAGCAAGATTTGCTCTACCAGACATGCGCGGTAGAACTGCTCAAGGTTTGGATGACATGGGCGGCACAGCGGCAAACAGAATTACAGGATTGCAGGGCAGTGAACTTGGTAACAGTGGCGGCCAAGAAACAGTAACTATACAAAATACTAACTTACCAAATCACGAACATGATTTAATTGTTGAAGGTACACAGTTTTATGCAATACTAGATGCACCAAAAGGTGCTAACAGTCCAGTGTCATCAATTACTTTTGATGCACCAACAGGACAAAATGCAGGACAGGCTGTAACAACAAGTGGTGGCGTTGCTGGAACAACTGGACAGGCAATGGAAACATTAAGTCCGTTTATGTCCTTAAATTACATAATTTACACAGGGAAAGTTTAATGGCATATAAACTAAACAAAACGGATGGCACATTATTAGTAGACTTAATTGACGGTACTATTGACGTTAATAGTACATCTATTACATTAGTAGGAAGAAATTATACAGGATACGGCGAAGCGTTTAATGAAAACTTTATTAAGTTATTAGAAAATTTTAGTAACGCTAACTCTCCAGTTAATCCAATAAAAGGACAACTTTGGTGGGATACAAGTGAAGCACGTTTAAAAGTTTATGAAGGAACAGTATTTAAAGCGGTTGGTGGACCATTTGTACAAAAAACTCAACCTAATATGGTTGCTGGTGATTTATGGATGGATAATGTCAATAATCAACTTTACTTTTTTGACGGCACTGATTTAAGTTTAGCAGGACCTATTTACAAAGCAGGTCAAGGTGAAACAGGATTTAGAATTGAAAGTGTACTTGATACACAAGACAGAAGTAGAACACTTGCTAGTTTATATTTAGGTAACGGCACAGACGGAACTACATCAAGAGCCGCAGTAATTAGTAATGTAGAATTTACTCCAGCAGTAGGATATGCAATTACAGGTATTACTGGTAATGTTAAAAAAGGTATTAACATTATTGATAAAACAAACTTCCTTTTTGAAGGAACAGCAGATGCGGCAAAATCATTAATTAAAGCAGATGGCACTAAAGTCGGAGCAGATAACTTTGTAAGTGCAACATCAGATAACGTTGTTACAGGCTCATTAACAGTTAGTAACTCTGCAGGTGTTACAATTGGTCCAAACGCTAACCAAGTGTTAAGTATTTTAGGTAACTCATTCGTTACTGCTAACCAACAGTTAGATGAAAATTATATAATTAAAGTTACAAGTACAGGTGCAGGATCACAACAAGTAGATGCAGTGTTTATTGATGCGGCAAACCAGCGTGTTGGTATTTTTGATAATACTCCAGAATATACTTTAGATGTTACAGGAGATATCCGTGTAACAGGAAATTTAATAGTTGAAGGCTCAAGTGCAAGTATTGATGTTAGTACACTAAGAGTTGAAGATAAACAAATTGAACTTGCTATTACAAGTGACAGTACACTATTAACAGATTCGGGTGTTGACGATGCTGGTATGGTTGTAAGAGTAACTGGTGCAGATAAAAAATGGACTTGGATTCAAGCAACAAACAGTTGGACAACAACAGAAAATATTAATGTAACTACTGGTAATGAATATAAAATTGCAGGAACATCAGTTCTAAATGCAACAACATTAGGAAGTAGCGTTACAGCATCAAGTCTTACAAGTGTAGGAACTTTAACAGCATTAGATGTTGATAACATTAACTTAAATGGAAGCACCATTACAGGCACTAGTGGATTAACAATTAATTCAAATGGTGATCTTAATGTATCTAATCAAAAAATTACTTCTATGGCATTACCGACGCAAGATACAGATGCGGCAAGCAAAGTTTATGTTGACCAAGCAATTTCAGGTGCGGCTATTTCATTTAGTATGGATGTTACTGGATTAAATGATACACAAATTGGATTAGTGCTAAACGACTTAGTTCCAGCAGGTAATGTTGCTAACGGTACAACTGCACGTATTCACTGTACAACACTTGGCGGCGCAAGCGTTACAGGTATTGATATTGGGGCAGTAACAACTAAATCATTCATTGCGGTAGATGCCGCAGGAGTACAAAATGAATCAGTATTGCAAGATATTGGATTTACAAATGCAACAGGTACAGTTACAGTTAGTGTAACTAGATCGTTGAAAGAATACGTCACATCGGGTGGAAGTTGGGCATTTAGTCAAAACTTATCATCTAGTGTGTAAGATAAATATAGTTATAATTAAAGGGTTGAAACATGGCTTATACGATTAACAAATACAGCGGCGCAACACTAGTAGTAGTGCAAGATGGTACCGTTGATGTTACAACAGACTTAACGTTTGTTGGCAAAAACTACGCTGGATACGGCGAAATACAAAACGAAAACTTTTTGTTTTTATTAGAAAACTTTAGCGGAACTTCACAACCGCCAAAACCACTAAGCGGACAGATATGGCACGATTCAACAAACGGCAAAATTAAATTCTACGATGGTACAAAGTTTAAAACTACAGGCGGTGCAGAAGTTTCAACCACACAGCCAGTAGGTTTAACAGCAGGCGACTTTTGGTGGGATTCAGGTAACAGTCAATTATATACTTACAACGGAACATCATTTGTACTAGTTGGACCGCAAGGTGCTGGTACAGGTCTTACACAGATGCAGAGTAAAACAGTGCGTGATACAGCGGCTGTGAATCATAGTGTTATCGCCGCAACAATTGAAGATGAAATTATATATATTATTAGTGGACAAGAATTTACAATTGATGCTACTGATCCTGCAAATGCAATTACAGGATTTGATGTTATCAAAAAAGGATTAACATTAATTAATACGACAGATGCAACAAATGGTGTAACATCAACTAATCATTATTATTGGGGAACATCAAGTAATGCATTAAGATTAGGTGGATTACTTCCAAGTAGTTTTGTACAGAGTACACCAGGTATACCAACAACATTTGATGATATTGTAAGATTTCCAGATGCAGGTATTACAGTAGGTGATCAAAACGATTTACACATTTACATTGAAAATGGTAACCAGGGCGTTATTGCTAATGAAGTTGGAACAAACAATATTATTAGATTTAAAACAAGTAATGCAAATAGTGTTCAAACTAACAGTGTTATTATTCAATCAACTGGTATCAATCCAGGTTCAACAAGCACATACACACTAGGATCAAGTATTGCTAAATGGTCAAACGTTTGGGCAGACAATTTCCAAGGTAATTCATCAAGTGCAAGTGCAATTAGATTTAACAGTGCAGATTATGCAGGCGACACAAGTGCTATTGCAAGCACAACAGCATTGCGTGATAGCACAGGTGATTTACATGCTAATTTCTTTAGAGGAACTGCAACACAAGCACAATATGCCGACTTAGCAGAAAACTATGAAACAGCAGTACATGAACCTATTGGTACAGTAATGGCAGTAGGTGGAGAAAAAGAAGTTCGTCCAGCAAAAGTAAGTGATCTTTGTATAGGCGTTATTTCAGAAAATCCAGCATATTTAATGAACAGTATGTCTCCTGGACAAGCAGTTGCACTTAAAGGTCGAGTTCCTGTAAGAGTAAAAGGACCAGTTTCAAAAGGACAGGCAGTTTATGCATGGCAAGATGGTGTTGCTTCAACTATTGCAAGTAACGGATTAGTTGGTGTTGCATTGGAATCAACCACTTCTGATTCAGAGCAGTTAATAGAGTGTGTTTTAAAAGTATAAATATTAAAACACGTATATAAAGGAAGTAGGCTATGGCAGTTGGCGATTTAATTACAGCCGCAAGATATAATAATGCACAAGGTAGAGTGGAAGCAATACTTGGTGTAGGTTCAACGACTGAAGGTTACGGACAAACAGTTACTAGTGAACAAGTATCGAGTAACGTTATAATTAATGCATCTCATGTTAATGCCCTATATACAGATTTAAACAAAATTTATGTTCACCAAACTGGTGGAAGTCCAAATTCAATTGCACAAGTAGAAGTTGGTGATGTTGTTGCTGAAGATACAAGCGGTGGCGATACACTAGAAGGATTTGTTGATTATGAAAACTTTATTAGTATTATCGAAACATCTGGAAATAGATTTAGACTAGCCGGTGCTCAAAGTAGTACATTAAATAATGCAAAAGTAATCCAAAGAAGAAATCAATGGACTGCACCAATCGAATGTGAATTTTTAATATCATTTACTAATGCTAATGCACGTAGACATTTTTTTAATGCAGGCGGCAAACTTACATTTATTAGTTCATTAAGCGGAACACCAGTTAGCGGTGACAGTGTTGCAAAAAGTCAAGACTGGGCGGCAATACTTGGAAATGCTGGAACAGTTAGTATGGATCATAATGTAACTACAACATCAGGATCTGGAGTTGTACAAAGTATTGGTAATTTTGATTTAACAACTTCTTACCAAGAAATATATAGAAAATCAGCAACAGGAGTATATGGAAATAACAACTATATTCTTTATGCTAAGGCGCCTACTAGTTCTACTATAGAAGTAAAATATGATTTTTATGATGCCGCAGTATCCGGCTATAAAATTGATGAACCAGTCCAAGGACTTTTAGAAGCCAAAATAGGATTTGTTAGAGCAAGTGGATCGTATGTTGATACGCCTGCGCCAGCATTTTCGGCCACAAATAGTCTTTAGGATAATTAATAATATACGGTATTTGCCGTAACGAGGAGATTTAAATGGCCGTTGGTGATCTAATTACCGCAACTAGATATAATGCTTTACAAACTCGAGTAGAGAGTATTCTTGCCAACGGATCAGGCACTGAAGGGTATGGACAAAATACAGCCAGTTCACAAGTTGCCGTAGGAAATTTAGTTACTGCAACTCATGTAAATCAGTTAAAGACAGATATTGATCGAATTAATAGACATCAGACTAATCAAGCGGCAGGTACTATTGCTACTGTTGCTATTAATGATTTAATTGCTGATGAAACAAGTGATGACCCAAACGGTATATTAAAAGGATTTGTTGACTATGAACAGTCAATGAATACTTTAGAAACATCACCAAACAGATTTAGACTAGCACCATTACAAAGTACTACAGGTAGTAATTCTGTATCGTCACAATTTACAACAAATTGGAATCAGAATTTAAATGCTTACTTTAGGGTAACATTTACTAGTGCAGATGCACGTAGACATTATTTTAATGCTGGTGGTACAATTACATTTGTAAGTAGTTTATCTAGTTCAGCAACTGGCGGAAATGTTGCTAAAACAAATGACTGGGCAACTATGCTATCAAATGCAGGAACAGTATCAGTGGGGTACAATTATACTTCAACTAGTAATAGTGGTACTGGTAGTGCAATTGGTAATTATCAATTAACTTCATCAGAACAACAACTTTTTAGAAAAACAGGTAGTGGTGTTTATGCTGATAATAACTATTACATTAGAGGAAGAGAAATTAATTCTTCAACTATTGAATTCCGCATTAATATGAACGAAGCAGATACAGGACAAGGCTTTGGTAAAGCGCCAGCACCTGTTGACGAATATGTACAAGGCACATTAACAACAAACGTAGGTTTTGTAAGAGCAAGCGGGTCGTATGTTGATACTCCAGTACCTTCATTCACTGTACAATCTAATTTTAGTGGCAGTTAATACTTGACTTTCTAGCAATTTTACCGTATAATAGTAATATATGGAGAAATTATGGATCAGCGTCTAAAAAAAGCACTCGAACATGCAGATTATGTAACAACATTTAAGAATCAAAAACGTGTTCTACTAGAAAAATTTAATAAAGAATCTACAATATATTATGAAGGTGGGCAATATACTGCAACAAGAGAACTTATTGCAAGTATAAAGACTATTGACAGTCATATTTTTATAGATAATAACAATATTCCTATCCGTATATTAAATAGAGGCGAATTCTACAATACTTTAATTGATGCGTATGAATCTGCATTAGAATCTTATAATAAAGAATATCAAAAATTAGTAAAAAGTGAGCGTACTGTACAAGGAATTCTTGATGTCTAAAGGCATACTTGTTCATGCGTTCAACAATGAAGAAATAAATTACGTTAAGCAAGCATGTATGGTTGCAGAACGGGCAAAGAAATATCTTGATCTACCTACAAGTATAATAACCGACGGTGATGTTCCAGAAAATGTTTTTGATAACGTAATTAAAGTTGATACTCCACAAAAGTATACTAAGAAATTATATAACAACGGCAATAACGGAACACATCTTACATTTAAAAATAATGCAAGAGTTTTAAGTTACGATTTAACACCGTACGATCAAACTTTAATGATTGATAGTGATATTATTATTTGTGATGATACTTATAAACATTGTTTCGATCAAAATTCTCCTTTGTTAATGTATAGAAGTGCTTATCATTTAGCAAACGAATCTCAGCACATCGACTATAGAGAATTTGATAAAATAAGTGATGCAAGTGTAGACTTTTATTGGGCAACTTGTGTTTATTTTGTAAAGTGTAAGCAGAATAAAATTTTCTTTGACCTATTGCAACACATTGAAGAACAATGGTCGCATTATAGAATGTTATATCAGATTGTACAACAAACATATCGTAATGATTTTGCTTTTAGTATTGCTGTACATATAATGAATGGACATAGCAAAGGTGACGTTGCTAGACCAATGCCAGGTAAACTTTATTATACAATTGACAAAGATACTTTATGTAATATTCAAAACGATGAACTTACATTTGTAATTGATAACAATCCAATTAAAACAACAGGCATGACTGTACATACAATGAACAAGTACAATTTAGAGGAACTACTATGACGCAAGGCATCTTAATTTTTGCACAGAATAATTCAACTGATGATTATGTAAAACAAGCCTACTTGTGTGCAATGAGTGGCATGCATAGTGGTAACAAACATTTTACTCTTGTAACAGATAAAGATGTTGATGAAAAAACAGCGTTTATATTTGATAAAGTGATAGTGTTGAAACACGACCAAGCCTCTAATAGTGAATGGAAAATAGAAAATAGATGGAAAGCATTTAATCTTAGTCCTTACAATGAAACTATTGTAGTTGATAGTGATGTATTATTCTTAGACAAAATTGATTGGGATTTATTTGAAAAACAGGAATTGTACTTTACACAAAATCCAATAACATATAGGCAAGAACCTATTAATGACACGTATTATAGAAAAGTATTTCATCAAAATAACCTATTTAATGTTTATACAGGATTGTATTACTTTAAAAAAACAAAACGTGTATCACAGTTTTTTGCATTATTAGAAACTGTAATAACTGATTGGAAAGAGTTTTACGAAGTATTCTGTACAGAGTTTAAACCAAAGCATTGTAGCATTGATGTTTGTGCGGCGATTGTTCTTGAGTTAATGGAATATGATAGATTTCAAAAAGTAGATCTAATTGATTTTGTACATATGAAGTTACATGCACAAAATTGGGTAGATACAAGTGAGCATTGGCAAGAAAAGGTAGACTGGTACTTTAATGATGGACTTAAAATTGGAAATCATCAACAGCACGGAGTATTTCATTATACTGAAAAAGATTTTTGCGATAAAATTTTAGCAAGGTATGAAGAATGTATTGGTTAATATTTGATAAAGATACTAGTAAAATAGTTGGTCTACAAAACTATACCCCCGAATCGGAGTATTGTTTAGAGGTTACCGAAGATCAATATGTCGACTTTATAACTAATCCTGATAAGAAAGACAATTATATTGTTAAGTATGATCTTTCTCAAAAGAAATATGTAATGTTAGCATATGAACAACCTAAACTTACATATGATATTAAAGATGTAATATATCATATACCTAAACAAAGTGTAGGCGATTGTATTATAAAACGTACAACTGAATGGAATATACTTGTTAATCTCAAAGAACAAATGTTATTAGACCCAAGACAAATGTGTAAATTTAGTATTACAAAAGCAAACGACCCCCATTTACTAATTAGAACATTTGTTGCAACAGTAGAACAAATCACTAAAGGATATACAGTCCAGTTTGACTACGAAGAAGAGAGTGGCGATGTAAGTATATATACGCCAAAGATTTTTGATACATACGGATTTATCGATGAAACAATTTAAAGTTCTAGACTACGACATTATATATTTGTCGTATGACGAGCCAAATGCTGAAGAAAATTATTCAAACTTACTTACAAAAGTGCCGTGGGCAAAACGTGTACACGGTGTAGAAGGTTCAGATGCGGCACATAAAGCCTGTGCTAAAATTGCGGAAACAGATAGGTTCATTACTATTGACGGCGATAATCAAATAGATGAACAGTTTTTAAATCAAACAATTAATTTTCAAGATGGCGTAGATTTATCAAGACATGTGGTAAGTTGGACTGCTGATAATATTATTAACGGTTTGCGTTATGGTAATGGCGGTATTAAATGTTGGGATAGAGAAACTGTTTTAAAAATGAAAACACATGAAAATGCTGACCCGGGTAATGTTGCGGCCGGTATTGATTTTTGTTGGGATTTAGAATATATTCAAATTAATAGTTTAATGAGTACAGTATATAATAATGCAACTCCACAGCAAGCGTGGCGTGCAGGGTTTCGTGAAGGTGTTAAAATGTCCTTAATTGAAGGAGTTAAGCCTTCTAAAACTGAACTTATTGGCAATCATTGGAAAAACTTAGAACGTTTATATATTTGGTGTATGACTGGTGCTGATGTTGAAAACGGTCTTTGGGCTGTATATGGCGCTAGAGAAGGCTTGTACAAAACAATGTGTACAGACTGGGATTATGTAAATGTTCGAGACTTTGAATACTTGAACAAATTATGGAAAGATAAAGTACAAGACGAAAGCGACTTAATAGAAGCAATCAAAGATTACGGTGAAAGATTAAAAGAACAATTGGATATTCCTATTGCTGTAACGCCCTTAGACGCTCAACAAAGCAAGTTCTTTAAAAGTACATACCGCAACCCACCAAGACCAGAACATCCTTATATACGTACATCTACAACACAGTTTAATAGTTTTTCATCGCAGTTTAAAACTTATACGCCTGAACAAGCACCAGTTACTAAAGAATATGATATTGTAATGATATCTTATGATGAAGCAAATGCAGACGAAAACTTTAACAAACTAAAAACAAGATTCCCTAGAGCACAGCGTATACATGGGGTAAAAGGAATACATCAAGCACACATTGCCGCGGCTAATATCTGCTCAACAGAAATGTTTTGGATTGTAGACGGTGATGCTGTAATTGAAGATGAATTTAATTTTGATTATGTTGCAGACGATAACAGAGCAGTACATGTGTGGCGTAGTAAAAATCCTATCAATGATTTAGTATACGGCTATGGTGGTGTAAAATTATTTCCAACACAAATGACACGTGATATGGATACAAGTCGTCCTGATATGACTACAAGTATTAGCGATAGATTTAAGAAGATGGAAAAGATATCCTGCGTAACAGGATTTAATTCAAGTGAATTTAGTACTTGGCGAAGTGCATTTAGAGAATGTGCAAAACTAAGTTCTAAAGTTATTGATAGGCAAAAAGAGGATGAAACAAATGAAAGATTACGAATTTGGACAACAATGGGAAAAGACCGTCCCTTCGGCGAACACGCTATTAAAGGTGCTATTGCTGGCAGGGAGTTTGGGCTTTCTGATGGCGCTGATCTTCGGTTAATAAATGACTTCAATTGGTTGTATGAACAGTTTGTAGAAAATACAGATACTACAGAAGAATGGCAAGAATTATACAAACAAGATGATAAAACTCAAATATCAACTCCAGTCGACATTGCTCCTGTTGAAATACAAACAAATACAGAATGGAAACAAACTGATCCTGTTGAAATACAAGCAGATACAGAATGGAAACAAACCGTACCATTCAAACAAGACGACCCATTACCTCCAAGAGACACATTTATTGTAGACTTATTAGATAGATTTGAAATACTATACGGAGATAAAGTTTCTAACTTAAGACGTTTTTATAATGACGGCCATATGTTAGATATCTTACGCATAATTGGCAATGACGATTTGCGTAGATTTGTTGAAGAACGCAACTATCATAGTTTATTTAGATACTTAGAATCTAAAGGTATTGAGATAGAAGATGAACGTAAAATGTATATTGAAAAAAATGTACACAGTTTATTTAGATTGTTAGGTGAAGAACACGAAGATTTACGTAAGGCCGTTGTTGAAGATAATGTACATAGTTTGTTCAGGCTAGTAGGCGATGAACACGAAGAATTACGCAAAGCAGTTGCTGAAGAAAACTTACATAGTTTATTTAGGTTACTAGGTGATGAATACGAAGATTTGCGTAAAATAGTTACAGAAGATAACGTACACAGTTTATTTAGATTGCTTGGTGAAGAACACGAAGAATTGCGTAAGACTGTTGTCGAAGAAAACTTACATAGCCTATTTAGATTGCTAGGCGACGAATACGAAGATTTACGTAAAGTTGTTATTGAAGAAAATTTACATAGTTTGTTTAGAATATTAGGACCTAATCATGATAATCTTCGTACAGCAATGCTTGATAAAAATTTACACGGTCTATTTAGATTATTAGGTCCACAGCATGAAGATATGCGTAAAGCAATGGTAGAAAAAAACTTTCATGGCTTGTTTAGATTGTTAGGTAAAGACCACGAAGATTTACGCAAGGCTACTACAGAGAAAAACTTGCACAGTTTATTTAGACTTGTAGGTGATGGTCATGAAGATTTACGTAAAGCAATAGTAGAGAAAAACTTTCATGGACTGTTTAGATTGCTTGGCGAAGGATATGAAGACCTACGTAAAGTAATGACAGAAAAAAATGTACACAGTTTGTTTAGACTAATTGAACAAACAGATACTACAGATGATTTAAGAAAAGCACTAGTTGAATCAAACGAAATGAGTTTGTTTAGATTAATAGAAGGCAAAGATACTATTGTTGAAGATGTTAAAAAAGCAGGTTTCTTTAAAAATATTTGGAGTCTAAAACGTATTGAGCCAGACGTTACTGACGAAGTTAATCTTACCATGGACAATAATAGGCATGCATTATGGCGTGTACTTGATAAGCATACAGGAAGTGCATTTGTAAAACCATTAGAAATATTAGACAAGCATGAAATAGAATATGACAAAGATGTAATGAGTCGTGGGCAGTTAAAAAGTAAAAAATGGTTAGTTGACGAACTTAGTAATTTAAATCTATCACTAGGTACAATATTCTTGTGTGCTGGTTGGTATGCTAGTATTGTTCCATTAATGCAAGAAGCAAAATTAGACTTTGAAAAAATACGCAGTTTTGATATTGATCCTGATGTATGGAAAATTGCAGAAACGTTTAATGCTGATCTAGTTAATGAAGGCTGGCAGTTTAAAGCAAGTACGCAAGATATTATGCATATTGATTATGTTGAACACAACTATAACACAGAAAAATTAGACGGTGCAATAATACCGTTAACTGATATGCCACACACTATTGTTAATACAAGTTGTGAACATATTCCTAACTTTACTGATTGGTATAATTTATTACCAGAAGGTAGATTAATTATACTACAAAGTAACAATTATTTTGAAATTGAAGAACATGTTAATTGTTCTAATAGTTTAGAAGAGTTTAGTGCTAGTGCGCCGATGCAAAAAGTATTATACGAAGGTGAACTTGATCTAGGAAAATACACGAGGTATATGAAAATTGGACATAAGTAAACTAACATTGAGGCAGTTGCAAACTGAAAGTGCTAGAGCATTAAGCACTATGGAAGCAACTAATAATAACATATATCAGTTTAACAAACAAGCACATCATAACAGTCAAAATTGGTATGTTGCTGTAATTGATTGGTACGTAAATCAATATGGAGATTTACCTAGCCGTGCAGGTCCCGGCAAGGATATTAAATTGGTATACGATGTATAGATACGAAGACATAAGAGAAGTACATTTAGAAGTTACACAGAAATGCCAAGCGGCATGTCCTATGTGCGATCGTAATATGAATGGCGGCGCTGATAATCCGCATATTACAAATGCTGAACTAAGTTTAGCAGATGCAAAACGTATGTTTAGTCCTGACTTTATTAAGCAATTAAATGTAATGTACATGTGTGGTAACTTGGGTGATCCTATTGTTGCAAAAGATACACTAGAAATATTTGAATATTTTAGAGAACACAATGATAAAATGTGGCTTAGTATGAATACAAATGCTGGAGCAAAAGATATCTACTGGTGGGCGAAACTTGCAGAAGTTATAGGGCGCAGAGGCGCAGTAATTTTTAGTGTTGACGGACTACGAGATACTAATCATCTATATAGACAAAATGTAGTATGGGATAATGTAGAAAGAAATATGCAAGCGTTTATTGAAGCAGGCGGTAGAGCCCGATGGGACTTCTTAATTTTTGCACACAATGAACATCAAGTTGAAGAAGCAGAAGCACTTGCTAATCAATGGGGGTGTGAAAAGTTTATTAAGAAAAAATCAGGTAGATTTATTACAAGTGATATTAAACCTAAAACATCTCATCAAGCAGTAAACCGCAAAGGTGCAGAAACACAAAATTTAGCACAGCCTAAAGATGAAAAGAATAAAAATCTAGCATTACTAAAACAAAAAGAGATTGAAAAGTCTTATGGTAGTATGAAAGAGTATTTAGATAAGTGTTCAATAAATTGTAAAGTTGCAAAGCAAGGAAGTATCTTTGTAACAGCAGAAGGACTTTTAATGCCATGTTGTTGGACTGCTGGACGTATGTACAAATGGTGGCATGAAGATCCGCGTGTAGAACAAGTATGGGATCATATCGATAATGCTGGTGGAAAGCAAGGCATAAGTATTATTGACAACGATATAAAATACGTAGTTAATGGAAGATTGATAGATAGTATTACTTCAAGTTGGCAAAAAGATAGTATTGCTAACGGTAAACTTGGTGTCTGCGCTCAAAAGTGTGGTAGTGAGTTTGATCCTTATGCGGAGCAGTTTAAATAAATGGATATTACACAGTTAAAAAAAGTAGAGTTAGAAATTACAAGTAATTGTAATGCGGCATGTCCAGGGTGTGCTAGAACAATAGCAGTTGCTAACGGTTCACTTGAGCCCCAAGGTGAAGATTTTACACTTGATGATTTAAAAAGAATGTTTCCTCCTGGAAATTATACTGGTGTTGAATTTAAGTTCTGTGGAGTATTAGGTGACCCTGCAATACATCCGCAGTTTGCTGATATGTTAGAATACCTTTTAGAAAATGAAGGTATGTGTAGTATTAGTACTAATGGTGCTGTTGGCACAGCAGATATGTGGCGTAGATTAGGAGCATTGTGCAAAAAATATCAAAAAAGATTTCATTTACACTGGTGTATAGACGGACACAAAGAAACTAATCATATCTATAGAGTAAACACAGTATGGAAGGTTCTTGAAAGAAATATGAATGCTTTTGTTGAAACTGTAGGCGAGTATACATATCGTGCAAAATGGGTGTATATTGTTTTTGATCACAATGAGCATGAAGTTGACGCGGCTAGACAACACGCTGAACGTTTAGGATTTAATTTTGCAACTCGCACAGGAATGCGTAATAGTTTTCATCAATGGACTGCTCAAATTAAAAAGAAAGATCATGAAAAGAAAAAAGTTGTAACAACAACAAAGGTTATTACTACTACCGGCAAAAAAGAACACAGTAAGGTAGAACAAGTAAAAGAACTTGATAAGTTTATTGCTAACGAAAATAAAACAAAAGAAGAAACATTTAAAATTGTAAATTCAATACAATGCAAATATGTACATGAAGCAGAAATTTTTATAAGTGCTGATCAAACCATGTGGCCTTGTTGCTTTCTTGCAGATTGGGGCAGAAAGAATAATGATAATATATTAGATAAACTTGCTGAATATGGTACTGGTTGGAATAGTCTTAAAGACAAAAGTGTTACTGAGATTATGCAACATCCTTGGTTTGAAAAAATTCTAGCAGATAGTTGGGATCCAAGTCATCCAAAACATTTAAAAAGATGTATTAGAACTTGTGCGTATAACAAAGCCTATCATAACGAATTAATAGACGAGACAAAATGAGTTGGTCTAGCGAAACATTAGAATGGATAGACATTGAACTAACTAGTTTTTGTAATATCAAATGCAAAGGCTGTTTTCGTGTACTGTCAGATTACAAAGATGACATACTTAATAAAACATATCTTGACTTAGATACTATAAAAGAAAAGTTCCAAAAAGATATGTTTCCAAATATGAAGATTATTAATTTTTGCGGTAGTGTAGACGAGCCATGTAGTCATCCTGAGTTTCATGAAATTATTAAACACTTTGCTAGTTGGGGATGTCATATTAATGTTGCTACTAATGGAAGTTTACGCACTACAAGTTGGTGGGAAAAACTAGCAAAAGAATTAACATGTAGTCATAGAGTGACTTGGGGTATAGACGGAAGTGATGAACTATCAGAAGTATACAGAGAAGGTTCAAGTTTTAAAAAAGTACAACAAAATTATAGAGCATTTATTGCCGCCGGCGGACAAAGTGTTTGGCAATTTATTAGTTTTGAACATAACGAGCATCAATTAGAAACAGCAAAGCAAATGGCCAAAGACGAGGGCTTTAGAGACTTCAAAACTATTATTAGTCATCGTAAAGATACTAAAACTATTAAGCATAAAAAAGCAAAAGCAGATCCTAATCCTGGAGAACGTGCATGTATCAGTTGTAAGTATGCAAATCAAAAACGTATTTTTGTAAATCATATGGGTAATGTAATTCCTTGTTGTCATTTGAATAGTAAAATGTTAGAATTTCCTGTAAGTGGTAAACACAAAGATAGATTTGAAGATATACTTGTTGAAAATGATTATATGAATGATATCAATCTAAAAAATGTTACATTAGATCAAGCAATGAATAGCAAAGTGTGGCAAAGAATAAAAGATAGTTGGACTGATGATGTGCGTATACCTAAATGCGAAAGCACCTGTGCGGAAAAAATACGAGATAAATTTCTTAAGGAGAAGTTATGATTGTAAAAAACTCCCAGCAAGATATTATTATAGAAGAAGATGAAACAGTTAAAACTATAGGACTAAAAATTTCTGGTGGCGCCGATAGTGCTATTGTTGCCTATATGTTATCAAAGTTTGTTGTAGAGGAACGTCCTCTTATTAAGATTTTGCCTATTACAACTACACTTGAAGAAAAACCATATCAATTAAAATATGCCAAGCGTGTGGTAGAATTTTTAAAAAACAAGTTTGGCAATATATTTTTAGAACATCAAACTAATCATGCAGAGAACAGCACAGTATATGTTTCAAAACAAGGTGAGTTAGTACAAGATTTAAGAACTACATACGATCTGAAAATTTTATATAGTGGTATTACTGCTAACCCACCTAAAGAAATATACAAACAATGGTTACCACACACAGGTCCTGTAGATAATAGAGATGGAAAAATATTTCCTACAATACGAGGAACTTCAAGGTTACCTTTAGTAAATATTGATAAAAAAGGTGTTGCAGAACTTTATAATACACTAGGAGTTATGGATACATTATTTCCAATAACTCGTAGTTGTGAAGCATTAGCAAAAGATGAAGAGTACCATATTGAAAAACATTGCGAAACATGTTGGTGGTGTCGAGAACGGTACTACGGATTTGGAAGATATAAATGAGTTGGCCAGCCAGTATAACCCAAATCAAAAAACTACAAATGGAAATAAGCAATTATTGTAATGCTAGATGTCCCGCTTGTGCTAGAGAAAAAAGCATAACTAACGATAATAAAAAGCATATTGGAATAAATGATACTTACGTAAGTTTAGAACAGTTTAAAAATTGGCTAGGCAACGACAGTTGGGATAGTTTGCGTTTAATTGATTTTTGTGGCAATTATGATGAACCTACAACGAATCCAGACTTACTTGAAATCATAGAATGGATATTTACTTCTAAATTATTTAATGAGAATTTACAAGTTAACATTGCAACAAATGGCGGAACACGAGATAAAAAGTTTTGGTTAGAACTAGGAAAATTAAGTTCTGCTTACAAATTTACAAATACAGAGTATGATTATCTAAGTAGAATAAATGTCATTTGGGGCATAGATGGACTAGAAGACACAAATCATTTATATCGTATAAATGTAGACTGGAATAAACTACAAGAAAATTTTCGTACATACATATCAGCAGGTGGTAGAGCAAGTTGGCAATTCATATATTTTAAACATAATGAACATCAAGATGAGTTAGCAAAACAACGAAGTATTGACGAAGGGTTTGAACGTATAAAATTTAGAGGTACAAAATCTAGAGAACATAAAGTTGTAACACCAGGCACAGGCAAATACGAACTTGATACACAAAAAACTGTAAAAAAAATTGTGTGCAAAGCATTGCTTAGACCAAATTATCGTGGATTAGACTCAGGTCTTTATGTTACTGTTAAAGGACAAGTTCTTCCGTGTTGTTGGTGGGGAACTGAAGTACATCTAAATGATCTTGACAAAAGTTACAATCTAAGTTATAATATAGATAACATAAATTTAAATAGTGGAAATAGTTTCCAGGAGATTCTAGACTCGCCTTGGTATAGTAATCTACACGATACAATACAAACAGAAATATTTGATAAGTGTGTACACCATTGTAAAGACAATATTATAAGCACAATCAATAATCAGATGAACACAGGAACCTTAAAATAAGTAGTTATATAATGACAGATAAAGCAAATAAATACCCCTCAGAAACGTTCTGCTTATTGCCTTGGGTACATCTAAGTACCCGTCCTGACGGTAGTATGCGAGTATGTTGTACAGCAAACGCAAGTAGCGTAGGTCCTACTAATGACAAAGAGCATGGCGGACAAGTTGGCATTTTAAAAGACGAACAAGGAAGACCTAACAACTTAAATGTTAGTGATTTTGAAACAGCATGGAATAGTACCTATATGCGTAATGTGCGTAAACAAATGCTTAACGGAGAACAACCTCCTAGTTGTATTAAGTGCTACAAAGAAGAAGCCGCAGGACATAATTCAAAGCGTATGTGGGAAACACACTATTGGAGCCAGCGTGTTGATCTAGATAAAATTATTGCAGACACAAAAGCAGACGGCAGTGTTCCTCCGCAGTTAGCATATATTGATTTACGTTTTGGTACTAAGTGTCAACTTGCTTGTGTTATGTGTAGTCCACATGATTCAAGTGGATGGATCAAAGACTACAAAGCAATTTTTCCAGCAGTACAGGATGAAAGTCTTAAAGAAACAATGCAATGGAAAGATAAAGGAAGTTTTAACGGCAGTAGTTACAATTGGCACAAACAAAATCCTACATTTTGGACACAGTTTTATGAACAGATGCCTAGTATGCAACAAATTTATTTTGCAGGCGGTGAAAGTCTTATTATTGAAGAACACTACGAAATACTTGAACATGCAATTAAAATGGGTTATGCTAAAGATTTAGAACTACGTTATAATTCAAATGGTGTTGAATGGCGTGAAGACCTGTTTGACTTATGGAAAGAATTTAAATTAGTACGTTTTCATTATTCAATAGACAGCATTAAAGAAATGAATGATTATATTCGTTATCCTAGTACATGGAGTAGACAAGAAGAAGTATTCCACATACTTGATAATGACACACCTAACAACACAGAAGTTACAGTTGCATGTGCAGTGCAGGCTCTGAACATTTATTACTTACCAGACTTTATACAATGGAAATTAGAACAAAACTTTAAGAAAATTAATATGTGGCCATTTGGCGCAGGTGCTATTAACTATCACTTTGTATACCATCCCCCGCATCTTAATGTTAAAATTTTACCTAAATGGTTTAAAGAAAAGTGTCGAGAAAAATACGAAGCATGGTATCCGTGGTGGGAAGCAAATTGGGAAAAGGGTGTTCCAAGTTGGCACAAAGGCAAAGTTGATTATGATACATGGCGTAATGCTAGTTATGGTATTAGCAGATTAAATGGTATGCTACAGTTTATGGAAAGCGAAGACTGGAGCAGACGTTTACCCGAAATGAAAGAATTTTTAGATCTTTGTGATAAGCAACGTGGCATTACGTTTGCAGAAACGTTTCCAGAGATGAAGGACATATTTAATGATATCTAAGACGTATTGTCCATTGTTGTATATGCATCAATTCATTTCGTCAACAGGATATCCTACACCTTGTTGCCACGGATATGAAGAGGGAAAATCAGCATGGGAATTGGCAAAGTTTGAAAAGGGCATTACAACAGGTAGATACAATGTTATGCGTGAACAAATGAAGCACGGTCATTGGCCTAGTTTTTGTAATAAGTGCAAAATTCAAGAAGAAAGAGGTACTATAAGTCATAGACAAATAGCACTTGAAAGGTTTGGATACACAGAAGAAGTAAAAATCAAATATCTTGACATTGCATATAGCAATAAATGTAATCTTGCATGTAGAATGTGTAAGCCATCAGATAGTGATAAGTTAGAAGAATTATATAGAGGTCAAAAAGAACGTCCATCATGGATTGCCGGTAATTATAGAGATACTAATTATTATTCAGAAGAAAAAGTAGAATGGACTAAGCATCTTATTAAAGACGGACTTGAATTATTAAAAGTTACAGGTGGAGAGCCTACGGCTTGCAAATATTTTATGGGATTAGTAGAATGGATGATTGATAATAATTATGCTAGTAACATGGAATTACAACTTACAACTAATGGAACAAAGTTTAATAAACCATTAATTGAAAAACTATTAAAATTTAAGAAGGTAAAACTATTATTAAGTATAGACGGTACAGGAAAAGTATACGATTATATAAGGCATCATGCTTCATGGGAAAAAACTTACAGTAATCTTAAACTATTAACAGAAGAAACACAGTTTCAATTACAAGTTGCATTAGTCGCATCTTTTTATAATGTTACAAATATTTTAAGTTTAATTGAAGAATGTAAAAAAATAGGAATAAGTGTATATACTGACCAAGATTTAAAGCCTGAAAATTCTGAAATATCTCCACTTAATATCGATAGTAACATTAGAAATATATTGATTAAGCAAGCAGATATACTAGAAAAAGAGTACAATTCTAAATCTATAGTAGATTATCATGCTAGACAGAGTGCAAAAGCATTACGTAATATTGCAACAAGTAATCCAGTAGAACCTCAGCGGAAACTTAGATTGCTACAAACGATACAAATACAAGATAAATTATACAAAACTAACTACAAAGATTTCCTACAAAAAGAACAAATAGAATATTTAGAAGGAGTACATAATGGATAATCCAAAGTCTAAATTACCTTGTCATTATGCACATGGTGGAGTAAACTTTAAAAATGGATTTGCTACTACTTGTCCAATTAGTTCTGCTCACTTAGTTGAACTAGGAGAGTTTGGCGGAGTACCAAGTGAGTTTTGGAATAGTAAAGGATTTAGAGAATATAGACAACAACTAGATAGAGGTGAATGGCCAGAACATTGTCATCTTTGTCAAAGTGCTGAAAAGGAAGGAACTAAAAGTATGCGTCATGATTATGAAGCAGATCTAACACATTATGATCCTGCGACAGGAGAAGTTGATTTTAACGGACTAAAACATGTAGAAATGAGGTTTAGTAATAGTTGTAATATGGCATGTTTGCATTGTAGTGAAGTATACAGTAGTCAATGGGGTAGTAGATTAAAGGACTATACTCCAGATCAAGATGATTGGGATCATAATTTAGAGCAATTACTAAAAACACAGCATAGAGAAGGACCGGATGATAATAAACAAATTAGATTATCAAAAGCAGATGCATTAGCCATTGCAGATGATCTTAATAAAAACTTTCCTAATATTCAAAAAATTGATTTTGCAGGCGGCGAAGTATTATACCAAAAGCAATTCTTTCCGGTACTAGAGCGTTTGGCTCAACATCCTAATGCTAAAAACTTATATATATTCTTCCATAGTAATTTTAATGCACCATTTGATGTAAACACACTTAATGATTTACTTAAACCTTTTAGGCAGACAAAGATTAAAATTAGTGTTGATGCAGGAACAAATATTTATAGTTACTTTAGAGACGGTGACTGGGATGTCTTAAAAAATAATCTTGCTAAGTTTAAAGAGATTAATAAAACAACCTACCTTGATGCAGTGTGTACAACTAGCATTTATCAAATCCTTGACTTAAAAAATATACTAGTATCGTTGGCTAGTTTAGATGTAAACGAAATATCAATGAGTACTGTGTTTACACCGAGATATATTAACCCAGCAGTTGCATATAGAATGTTTGGGCAGGCTGTAATAAGTGATATACACGAAGCCGCTGATGCTTTAATGAGTATAAAGAAGAAACGCATGGCATCATCTAATAAAGAAAATTATAGATCTTATATGCCTGAGTATAATGATTATGCTGATATTAGCGGATGTCTTAGAGATTTAGAACATATTAGAACTTATATTTTAAATCATCCTACAAAACAAAGCGATGTACAAGCGTTTTTATCATATGCTAATAAGATGGATAAATTATGGAAACAAAACTTCAATGATGTATTTCCAAGATGGATACTTACAAAAGATTCGTTATTAAGAAATAACAATATTGATTATAGCGGAGAGTTTCCATATAATAAGTGTGATATAAACCAAGAAATTAAAGATGTTATAACAAAATCACAAGAAGAAGGCAATATAGTTAGACCTCATTACCAAAAACTTTTAACTATGCCAATGCCAGAAGATGTAAGAGATGTTGAAGAAAGGCAATTAAAAGATTGGGCTGAAGAAATTTCTCAAGCGATAAAAGTACTACGATGGCATATGGGTACATCAGGGAAAGAAGAAATTGATAAGAAATTAGAACACCTTGAACATATGAAAACTCGTCCAGAGTATAATGGGTGGGTACGGTATGAAAACTATCTTGCACAATCAAGAATTGCTGTAAAGTCAATCGAAGAAGAATTTTCGAAATGGGAATTTAATAAAGAACGAGTTGTAAAACTTGCTTTACACACAGCAGGCTTTCAACATTTTACACACGATAATTTAAATATTCCTTTCAATCCAGACTGGAAAAAAATTGCTGTAAATGTAAGTGGCGGAGCAGATAGTTGTTTATTAACTTTCCTACTTTGTAAACACATTGAAGAAAACAATTTAGATTGTAAAGTTGATATAATTACACATCAACGTGTATGGACAGTTCGTCCATGGGCAGGTCCTGTAAGTGTAGAAGTTTATAATAAGTTAAAAGAAAGATATCCTAATATTATTGGTAATAGATTAACAAACTATATACCGCCTGAACTAGAACATAGTACACTAGGTAATATTGTAGAAGATAGAAGTGGCGATCAAATTATAGTTCAAAGTTATAATGATTTTATTGCCGCACAAAACGATTACAATGCAGTGTTTAATGCAACAACAAAAAATCCTAGTATGGAAACTCCTACAGAAGATAGAATGAGAAATAGAGACCACCAAGCGTTTGGATTAAATGAGTTTGTTTGTTTATATTTTAATTATTGGCAATGTATGCCGTTTATTGCTACAGAAAAAGACTGGGTAATTAAACAGTATAAAGATTTAGATATACTAGACTTTTACACTACTACACGTAGTTGTGAAGGTGATGGTAGAGACGGAGGACCATTGCTTGGCAAAGACTACTGGTGGTACAAATATAATATGGATCAGCCTGTAGAAACTTGTGGTAAGTGTTTTTGGTGCGTAGAAAGAAAATGGGCGGAAGATCAGAATGAGTTTTGATACATTAGATTTAAAAACAGGCAACGTATTCCAAGTAACTTGGGATTTAGGCAGACGATGTAATTATGATTGTTCATACTGTCCGGTAACACGCCACGACAACTTTAGTCCACATGCTACGCTAGACGAACTAAAAGCAAATACAGATTTCTTGTATGAGTATATTGATACGTATATGCAACATCGTTCATACAAGCGTACTAGCATTGGTTTCACTGGCGGTGAGCCTACAGTAAACCCAAACTTTATTCCTTTTATGCAATATTTAAAAAGTGAATACGAAACCAAGTATCAAAGCAGATGGAGTGCAAACTTTGCACTTACAAGTAACGGTGCTATGGGACAAAAAATGGCACAAAAAGTAATGGAGAATTTTGCTCACATTACAGTAAGTTATCACGCCGAAAGTAATGAAAAACTAAAAAAACAAGTACGTGATAGAATATTACAATTTCACAAGGATGGTCCTGCACACAAAACAACAATGAGTATTAATGTTATGTTTCATGCAGAACATTTTGATGAATGTAAAGAATTATGCGAATGGCTGGACGGGCATGAAATAAAGTATGTTCCGAGAGTCATTGGTGAAGAGCCTGATAGTAAACCTAGTTTTGCACACAAGTACAATGATGAACAATTACAGTACATGCGAGATTTTTGGAAAAACAAAAATGCTAAACTAAACACTAAAAAGAAAAAAGAAGAAGAAGTTACTAAAGTACTAAGTGCGGCAGGAGAAAAAACTAGCGAAAAGAAAAAACTAGGACTTGTTGAAGGTCGCCCATGTTGCGGTAGTAGAGAAATGTGCTTGTCAAATAAGGGCGATAGTCGCAATGCTACCTTTGTAGACTTGCGTGAGTTTAAAGGTTGGCAATGTAGTGTTAACTTTTTCTTTTTACATTTAGAACAACAAACTGATCAAGTGTTCCATCATCAAACTTGTCAAGCACGGTTTGACGGTACTAGAGGACCAATAGGTAAAATAAGTGAAGGTAAACAAATTGTTGCAGATTTAGTCAAAAAGTTAGAAACAGATACAATGCCAACTATTACTTGCCCTAAACATGTTTGTGGTTGCGGATTATGTGCGCCTAAAAGTAAATTCCCAGAAAATTACAAAGAAGTTATGAAGAATCATTTAGTTCGTCCAGAGGTACTAGCATAATGAAGATAGGAATTTTTGGAGATAGTTTTGCAGATAATAAAACTGGTGGAGAACCAATTTATCAAGAAACATCATGGCCGTCATTATTATCAAATAAGTTTGATGTAACTAATTACAGCAAGGCCGGTAGTGGTTTAGAATATTCTTTAGAACAAATTTTCCTTCATGCTGACAAATTTGATAAAATAATTTTTGTGTCAACTAGTCCTCAGAGAATGATGATAAATGAAGATCATCATCATAAACTTATACAAGATGAAGAAGATGATATGACTTTATGGCATCATATCCGTCCTGTTGATCTGCGCGAACGAAAAGTCAATGGTAAAGAAGATAAATTTTATAATATGGCTTTAAAAGTTGCACAGCAATATAGTGACCTTTTTGTTAAAAACGATCACCTTGATATGAGAGTTGCACTAATATGGAAAGCACTAAAGGCTCACTACGGCGACAAACTTTTATTATTATATATGGCAGTGCCTGAAACTGGTGGATATATAGGACAAAAATTTTTAAGAAGATATAATATTTGGCCAGATAATGAAATGAGTCTATACGATATAACGGATTATGAGAATCAACTCATTTTTGGAAAAAATCCTTATAATCCTGAGTATGATCGACGTTCGTGTCATATAACGCACTGGCATCATAATATGTTATATGAAAAAATGCTCCGCTGGATTCATAGTGGTGAATTTAGTTTAACAGCCAAAGATTTAGTAGAAATTAAACTTGAAGAAATATTTGAAATGTACCATGGACCGTGGATTAAAAAAATATAATATGGATAAATCTTTTAAATATGCCTGTCCGTTACCATTTAATCATATGGCTGTTAGACCCGACGGTAAAATATTACCATGTTGTGTTTTCAGATGGGACGATGTACCACAAGATTTAAATATTGATTACAAGGATCCTTTCAATCATCCTTTTATGAAAAATCTTAGGGACAAAATGTCTAAAGATGTTTATGTCGAAGGATGCAAAGAATGTTATCAAAAAGAAGAGTTTGGTAATCAAAGTTTTAGAAAACTTGTACTAGACAAGCATCAAGAATTTGGTGCTACTAGTTTAGTAGAAGGAACACCACCAGAACTTACATATGTAGATTTGAGTATCAGTAATACTTGTAATAATAAATGTAGAATGTGTAATCCAGGCCTTAGTACATCTTGGTATAGTGATGCAAAGAAGTTAGGTATAGAAATTCCTAAAGGGATTATTAAAAATCCTTTTATTGAAAATACTGACTTTAGTAAATTAAAATTTATTAAATTGCTAGGCGGAGAACCGCTTATGGAACAAAAGGCTATTAAGAAAATTTTAAAACAATGTGATCTTTCACAGTTGCATATTCAACTTATCACTAATGGTACAGTAATACCTGATGATGAACTAAAAGGTATGTTAGAACATGTTAAGCGACTAGAAGTAAAACTTAGTATAGATGCATACGGAAAACTAAACGACTTTTTACGCAGTGGTAGTAAATGGGAAACTGTTGAAAAAACAGTAGATTGGTTTAAAGGATTTGTTAATAAAAAGTTTTTAAGTATCCACAGCGTAGCAAGTATATACAACATTAATAAGTTAGACGAAATGGTCGAATACGCAAAGTCAAAAGAAATTTATCACGAATATGTACCACTTGATGATGTTGATTACATGCAAACAAAACATTTACCTTTAGAGGCTAAAAAATTGTTAGCAGAGAAAATAGCAAGTAAAAATTATAAATTTGGTGTAAGTTTAATTTATGAGTTAGAACAGCACGGAGATATTAACATATTCTTAAAACAAGATGCTATCATGAACAGTTTACGTACAGAGCACTGGAAAGATTATAATCCTGAATTATTTGAATTGACAAAACTATAAAAGGGTGCTATAATAAATTATGAATGAAGATTTAAAATGGTCGAACTATGACTTTACTAAAATACCATTTGACGACATTGTCGCTGTGGGTCAACGTACTCTGCTTTATCGCGATCTATTTACTGTATCCTGGCTCTTGGGAAGATTCTGTAACTACAGATGCTCCTACTGTTGGCCCTATGCACGTTCCGATCGTAAAGACCATAGACCTACCGAGTTATGCTTGCGAACAGTGGATGAAATCAAACGTCAAGCCAGAGACAACGGTTTTAACAGTTTCCACTTCTCCTTGTCGGGAGGAGAGCCTACTTTCCATCCTGGATACTTGGATATACTAAAACATCTTAGTGACGATGTAGAAAATACAAATTACACAAGTGTACACATGACTAGTAATTGTAGTCGTCCAATGAAGTGGTTTGAAACATATGTTGAATATGCAAAGCCTTTTCACAGAGCAAGTATAACAGCAAGTCTGCATACCGAACACGTAAATAGTAAAGAGAAGATGCAAGACTTTGCAGACAAGTTAATCTTCTGTCAGGAGCATGATGTACAAGTTACAATTAATCAAGTTATGGTACCAGAATGGTTTGAACGTGATTGGGAAAATGCATTATTCTTTCACGAACAAGGTATCAACGTTACTCTTAAACCACAATCAGACCCTACTGCTTCTAGAGTTGTTGATGGGTACAAAGAAGAAGATCTTAAGAAACTCTACAACGGAATGCCACAACGGGCGTACACAGAAAGCAAACGTAAATGGGCAAGTCGACCAAAACCGTCTTTCCAAGTACCTCAAGGAGTAGAGGGTAAAATGGATACTAGTATACCTTGGCATATGCAAGTTGAAATGGAAGACTCTAAAGGCAATAAGTACTATATGGACCAAGCAGAACGGTTTAATGCCTTTAATTTCAATAATTTCGAAGGATGGCGGTGTAATGCCGGTTACAGCGGACTTATAATACGCGAGCCAGACGGTTCGGTAAAAAGGAGTTATTCGTGTCACGATGCGCCACTAGGCAACATCGAAACAGGTTTCGAACTGTTTAAGACACCTAAAACTTGTATTACAAAAAGTTGTGTAAGTTCTGCTGATAGTAAAATTCCAAAAAGGAAAGTGTAATGGAATATAAGGAACTTATTGAAACCCGTCAGAATCATTTTACATGGGACTATTCAAAAGAAGTTCCTAAAGAAGATATAGTAGAAGTATTTGAAGAAGTATATTTAAATGTGCCTACAAAAAATCTTATGTATCCCTATGAAGTTACTTTATATAAAAATAGTGATCTGGAAAAGCGCAAAGAAATTATGTCTGTTTGTCATAGGAATATGGATCATGATATAGAAAGAGATCGAGGAAACCCCCAAGTATTAGCACCTTGGCTTGTAGGTATCGGCCAACGTAATGTAGTAGATTTAGAAACTAGATATGATCCTGTGTATAGGCGTCCTGTTCCTTGGGTTGATAGAATGGATGCTTTTGAAGCAGGTATATTGTCAACATATATTATGCTCGGTTTACAAAATCGTGGATACAATACAGGAATAAGTCAAAACTGTTGTAATGATCCTCAACGAACTGCTGAACTTATAAATGCTAGTATGCCTACTATATTTCTTATAGGTATTGGGTACGGAACAAATGATGAAACATATTTAGATCCAAGAACTGACACAATTAAGCAAGTACCATTTACTATAGATGTAGTTAGACCAAGTAGAGAACGTAAGAAAACAGAAGGCACCCCAAGTTTTACAGATGTATTCAAACTATGAGAACACAAGAACAAATAACAGCAATCAAGAATACACAAAGTGATCCTAAGCAACATTGGGATATTTTAAACTACGGAAATATTATGGATCTGTTAACACACTATAATGATTCTAGTAAAAAAGTAGAACAAAAAACTACAGGACCTAAAGTACTTTATGTTAAAGAAGGTGAAGGTGTAATAGATGATATTTTACAAAAACTAAGAAAAATTTACGGAGAGTTTGGAGTACGTTCTGCACATTATTTTGATGTAACTAAACCACACATAATACACAATGATGACGACTTTGATTATCCGCAGTGTTACAAAGCATTTGTAATACCATTACTTGTAGAAGGTACTACATGTGACAAAGCAAAGTTTTTTGTATTTGATCAAAGTTACTACGGCGGTCCTGCAAAGTTTGTTAACGGCGAAGATGTAACAGGTAAGCCGGTACACTATAATACATTTTTAACAGATTATAAAGATGTAGAAGACAAAGCAATTTGTGGATTAGATGATTTTGAATTACAACACCTTACACATCTCAAATCCAAATGGCTAGAAGGTTTAAGTGTTAACAAGTATTTTGATTGGCGCATTGGAAGCGTTATATCTTTTGATAGTCTAAATTTACATTGTTCGAGTGACTTTAATGCATCGGGTATTACACGCAAAATTGGACTCAGTATTTTTACAGAGAAATATGATGCCGCAGTGTAATGCTTTAAAAAATCATTTGTGTATAAGTGTAGATGGAAACTTTCTACCTTGCTGTCGTTATAGTAAAAATGATCAAAGGTTTCATGTAAATGATTACACATTTGATGAATATCGCAACACAGATTTTTATAATAACATTATATCTAATATGGAAAGCGGTTGGGATGAAGGTTGTCTAAAATGTAAAAAAGAAGAAGACATGGCCACTAAGTCTAGTATGCGGCAACGACTAAACAAAGACTTTAGTGGTAGCAATATAGAGTTTATTGAAATTAGTATTAGTAATAAATGTAATATCACTTGTAGAATGTGTGGTCCTAAGTTTAGTAGTAAGTGGGCTGAAATAGATAATGTTGAAGTAGAAAAACAAAACTATAGCACTTTGTTAGACACTATAGATTTCTCTACTGTAAAGCGTATAAAATATTTAGGCGGAGAACCGTTTATTACTCCAGAGTTTAAAGAACTTATAGACAGGGTTACTAATAAGGAAAATGTTGATTTACAAGTAAACACTAATGCAACATTTTTTCCAAATAAGTACATAAACGAATTAGCAAAATTCAAAAATATGTATGTTGCTTTGAGTATAGATGGTATAGGCAAAGTTGACGAATACATTAGACAAGGCACTGATTGGAATAAAAAATTATCTGTAATCAAACAATGGCTAGATACAGACTTTACATTGTACATCCATACAGTTGTTCAAGCATACAACATACACGATATAAAGAATATAAAAGCATTTGCAGACGAAAATAATTTACATTGGTCTCCTGCTGTGATTGATTCTCCTAAAGAATTTCAATTACATGCACTTGATAAAGATTATGTTGACCAGATTAAAGACGATGATAATGCAGTGTTTTTAAATACGATAAGTAGTTATAGTGAAGATCTTAATAAAAAGTTCAAATCAACTACTGAACGATTAGATAAATTGTTTGATACAAAGTGGGAAGACATTGTTAAATGATA